TTATGCGGCTTCTGGCTCCATCGCCGCCAATGCATCGATGTACCGTGTCAATGCGTGGTCTTTGAAATTGATGAAGGGCAGTGCGGCCTTGCCGATCTGTGTCAACGAACCGCTTTGAGGCCACAGTGGCGGCACTGCAGGCACGGCATCATTCCCGTTACGGTAGAGCGCCATCGGCGTTTTGGCGAGCACCGTCGAAATATTCGGCTCGGGGCTCACGCGGGGCGGCGCAAAGCCCCATACAGCCTTAACCGAGTTGCCGTTCGCAACGAACGACGCTGCGGCCACGATGGCGAGTGCAGCGCCAAGCGAATGACCGACGAAGATAACTTCTTGACCACCCGCCGCAGCAATTACTTCGTCTTGGATGGCCGCATAGGCATCCCAAAAGCCGCCATGCACATGCCCGAGAAACGGAACTGGATCGGGCTTCACATCGAAGTCCGCCAAAAGGTCAGCAAAGCTATCCGTACCAGGGAATGCGATGACGAGTCCGGCCAGCGTTTGCCGCACTATCGCGCAAGATGGGCCCGGAGCCGAGCCGATGTCCGGTTTTGCTTTGTAGGCTTCCTGCGCCAGTATGGCGAAGTCCCGCGGAGTCATTTCAGTGGCGCGCCCGCGAGCGGCGTCGGCGCCGCCGCCGTCAGGATCTGATCAACAAGCGCCTGAACAATCGGACCAAACGTTTGCAGGCCGAGCAGGATGGCCTGTTGCTGCGGCAGCGCCGGCACGGCCTGTACGATCGTGATTGCGGCCGGCAGCAGCGAATCATGGAACGCCTTAAGATCGGCGACGTTCAGCTGTGTGCCTGCCTTGCAGATGGCTTCGTTCGCCGGCAGGATCGTCTTCGAGATCGTGGCTTGTTGGTCCGCGTTCAGCAGCGGTGATGTTGCGAGGATGGACAAATCGCCGTTGACAATCGTGCAGCCGGTTTGGAATTGCTGTTGGGCGGTCGGAAGGGACGAGCAGGCGGCGAACAATGCGCACGCGGCGAGGCCTGCCATAAGGCATAGTTTCTTAAGCATGGGAACTCCGGATGTTTCGGGATAGCTCCGGAGGTCGGCTCCAGAGGTTTGCCGCAGACGCGGCCAGACGGGATTACTGCGGTGTAGCTTGATTTGCTGCGGTCATTGTCGATTTAGCTTCAGCGCGTGAGGCGATCAAATTCACCAGCCAATGAGCGCCGGACACAACGCCAACGGCTATAGAGACCTGCGCATCGCCATCAAGGTCAATATGGTAGTGCTTGACGATGGCTGCGAGTACAGACAGGACAGCAGCAGTTACCGCGCCGGCAGCGCCGGTCTGAGCGGGGGAGAGTTTGTTCATAGATGCTCCGGATCGTGATGGATCACTTCATCTGGGGTGAACTGCGCGCCATCTTTCAGGTAGCGCTGCAGCAGGAATAGAGGCCAAGGGAGCGTGTGTATCCCAGTTCCTTTGCCTGTGTGATGCTGCTTGCACAGCAAGAGACCCTGGCCGGTAACCGGACTCATATCGTCGACAAAGGTGTACGGGTTGGCCGGGTCGAACTTCGACCAGTCGTGATGCGGGAAATCGGCCTTCACGCGCTCCCAGTCTATTTCACCCTCAGCGAAACTGCGCTCAATCCCGGCGTGATGCGCCTCCAGCGGCTGGCCGAGTTCTTCCGCCGTCTGCCCGCAAATCCAGCAACGGGGATCGGCGCTTACCAGTGTTTGCTTCGTGTGGCGAAACAATGGAGTCGTGACGCGATCGGCATGCGAAGGCGTGAGCACGTCCACCTGCAGCGTTTCGCGCAGTTCGTGTGCTTGTGTCATAGGCGTAAAAAAACCGCCAGAAGGCGGCTATGCATGAGATGCATAAACGGCGGCTATGCTTTCAGGCAATGCCCATCGCCATCTTTGTTGCAGCATATAGTGCGTTGCGATGCGACGAGCCTAGCATGGCTGGATTGATGCGCTTGGTAATGCCGAGGAAGTTCCCCGCATCAGCCAGCACATTTAGCCCGCGCGTCGACCAAAACCAACCGGCGACGAGCGCGGCCAATGCAGGATCGGTGCGAACACGGTCAGGCTCGCCAGCTAGGTCGAGGTGCAAGTCGGTGCCGCACGCTTCGAAGTTGCTGCGTCCGGTTAGCTGTAGGCAGCCCGAGCCACGGAATGACCAGCCGTCGCCGGTCGTGCTGTCACCGTTGCCAAGCTGCCCCGCATAGGCGATGTTCGCGATGCGCCGTTGACGATCGAGCGGCACCATGCGCTCCCCAAGCTGTCGGCCAAGCGTTGCGGCGAGTGCGGGCGTGATGCGGCGGAAGGTCTGTGGCAGCGCGGCGATGCTGTAGTCGAATGACTCGGCGGTCGACGTCAGGCCGGCGCTCTCGTGTCCGCACTGCGCAAGAAACGCGGCCACACGCAGTGGCGTGTTGATCTGGAAGCGATCACATGTAGCCTGCATCGGCTGTAGCCATTGCGCGGCCCGAAGCGCGGTCGCGCCCGTTCCCGCCATGAGAACTTCAGGCGTCAGGTTCATCTTCGACTTCCTCAAGAATCTGCTCGAGCATCACGCCTTGCGATTCGGCCAGTTTGAGCAGGTGGGATACGGTTTTCTTCGTTTGCGCCAGCAGTTCATTCGACGTGGCGATGTGACCGATCTGTTGCTGCATGACGTGTTGCTGGGCTTGCAGCAGCCGAAGGATGGCGAGCTGAGTCTCGCGGCCGATCTCTTCCTGGCGGTTCTGCGAGATCATGATGACCGGGGCTTGTACGCCGGCCAGCCATGAGAGAAGCAGGTTCAACCCGATAAATGGCGCCGGGTCGAATGCTGCGCTTCCGAGCGCAAGATTCACCGCACACCACACCGCCATACCGATGTTGAAGGCGATCAGGAAGGTCCACGATCCCACGCTGGCAGCGACAGCATCGGCCGCACGCTGCCCGATGGTCGGTTTCATTTGAAATGCTCGGCCAGCATCACGAGCGCCGCCGCAAGACTGCCTAAGCCGGCGATCGCCAGCCAGACATTCGCCCGCCCAGCCGTTGCCACGCCGCGGCGTGCAATATCGTTGGCCGCATGCTGCGGAACCGCATTGATCGCATCGCGAAGGACGCCGTTCAGGCCTTCGTCGAAGTGCCCGCGTAGGTTCATCACATCTTCCTTCGTAGCGGTCATCGCAAGCCGCTCAAGAATGGCCTTTTCGCTTTCCTTGAGTTCGGCAATGGATGCCGCATGGTCCGAGCGGGATTGCTCTAGCAGCGCGATACGAATTTCGTGATCGTCCAAGGTCTTGTGTAGGTCGGTCATCGATGCCCCGTTGGAGAAATGAAAAAGCCGCCCTGAGGCGGCAATAAATAATTCTTGACGATAAGCCCTTTAGGGGCTATATTGAGGCTGTTGGGTAGCGCCAAGCGCAGCCCGCCACCTCCGAAAGGACGACCATGAAAACCATACTTTGCGCGCGCGTTTCTCGCGCTTTTCGGCATGCCAATCCGATATACGCCGCCCACACCGCAAGACCTTCGCAATCTGAAGGACCAACTCGGTTATACGGGCGAGCAGATGGCCGACCTATTCGGACTGGCCGGCAACAATCAATGGCGCAAGTACACGGGCGGACACAATCCGAGGCCGATGAGCTTGCCTATGCTTTTCCTTGCTGGTGCCATGCTGAATACGGGGGCCAAGGTCAGCGAGGTCTTCGATTGGTGCAGGCTGGTCGGAGCACGAATCGATTTGGATCTCGATGGATAGCCGCAGCCGTAGCGATAGTGATCGGCTGTGCCGCGGCTATGCAGGCGCGCGCGGAATCATGGTTTCAGTTCGAATCCGGCGTCGGCGCGTCGATCTACACTCGACAAGGTCAGGGCGCGTATTATAGTCCTCCGTTTCCCTACAAGGCACCGACCATCGCGCCAGCGTTCCGTGTGGGCGTGCAAATCAACGCATGGCATCCGGATCACTGGCGCCCTGGCGTGCGCTTTCACGCCGACTACATCAACTTCGGCAAGGTCTCGTGGGACGCGCTGTCCCCGCAGGACGAAGGAGACTTCACGGCGCGCGGCATGCGCGGCGGCTACGATATGGGCGGCAGAGGATGCATCGAGAACAACTGCGGCCAGATGTCCCGCTTCGAGTCCTACGGGCGCATCCAATCGGTCGCATTCACCGTAGAACCGTACTGGAATCTGGGCGGCGGCTGGACGGTCGGCGTTGAAGCGGGCCCGGCGATTTCTCGCACAACGTGGATGACGCATGCGACCGTCCTGAACGATGGGTTCAAGCTCGGCCCTCCGGGAACGGTGCACACCCTGAGCACGTCGCCGAAGCTGAGCGTCGGCATCATCACGGGGGCGTCGGTTTCGTACAAGGCGTTCACGCTTCGCTACAACTACCTGTTCGGGCGAAGCTCGGGCGGCTCGGCCGACAACGAGCAGATGCCAGGCATCGTCGGCGCGCACCTAGTGACGTTGAATTACACGTTCTAGCCTCGGTTATACTTCCGACTTCGAAAATCAACTGAAGGAGCTACTTGTGCGTGTCGGGATTCCAACAGCAAAAGACCTTGAGCCTGTCTTGCCATGGTGGCACGATGTTGAACGGCACGCCCAAAAAGCCATGCTGCAGCGCAAATTTCTTTCCGGCTTGCGCGTAGCGATTATTTGCATCGACTTTTACAGATTCGATTCAATTTCTACGTCTGTTAGTGAGCAAGCAATTGTGCTAATGACGGCCGGATGTCACGTTAGCATAGTATGCAACAATTTCACCGGCATAAAATCCGACATCATCAAATCGCGTGATGAGTTTTCAGATTCAGAATACGATTGCATTCTTTACCATTATTATGTTGGCGACTCACTACTGAGAACAATAACCGATAGCAAAACAAAAAAGGCAGCCTTTTACCAAGGTATAACGACACCGCCCGAGTCATATGCGCCATATTCACCAGATTTCGTTGAAACATGTCGAGATGGCCTGAGTCATTTGTCGCTTATGAGCAAGTTTGACATGGTGTTTTCTGGATCGATATTCAACATTGATCAAGCCAAGCATGCAGCGGCACATGACAAATTTCCACCGACACGGATGTTTCCTCCCGTAGTAGCCGTGGATCGGTTTTCTGGCAAGCGCAGCATACGGAAATTGGTCCCCTCACACATTTTAACCGTAAGCCGAATTTACTCAAGCAAGAACATCGAAGGCGTCATCAGATTCGCTGAATCACTTGCAAATCTCACGAAATCAGCAACTCGACTTACCATCGTTGGCGCAAAATGCGAGCCAATTTATGTTGCCGATCTGCTTGCAAAATCCTCAAACAATTCCTTGCTTGAGATCGAAATGTGCCTGCGCACCACGGACGATAGACTCAAGGACCTATATCAGCAAGCCGACGTCTATGCGTGCTTCAGTCATCATGAGGGATTTTGCATCCCTCTAGTTGAGTCTATGTCAGCAGGCATCCCCGTAGTCACTCACAACCTCACTGCAATTGGACAAACGATGGCAGGCTCAGGCATCGTAGTTGATCCATTCCAATATGAGGAAGCGGCATCAGCATTATGGAAAGCATGGTCGACGACGACGGCGATTGATAATCTCGTCAAGAAACAAACTGACGCCTTCAATCGGCTATATGACGGCGAAATCATCGCGGGGATGATGATTGATGCCATTCAAAAACTATCATCATCCATTCAAGATCAAAGCACTTCAGAGGAAACTGCAGCGACATAGGATCATTAGGCGGGCTCCGGAATCGATGATTGGAAAATTGCCGACTGTGAATTGTAGTATGCCTTCCAGCGCTCATCCGTTACATCGACAGTTCCGCAATTGCCCCAGACTTTTGGATCTTGCGGAGATGAGAAGTAACTTATGATAGATGTTTCAGAGTCATCTGAGAATTGAACGTTTAGCATGTAAAGACCTTTAGATTTCGTATCCAGTGATGATAATCTGAAAACTAGGTGTTCCTGCGGTATTGGTAGCTGTGTAGTAAATCGTCTGCTGAACACCTAACGGCAAACGCCCGAATGATTGAGAGATAGTTGCAGAGGATCCGGCCGCAGCAAACAAATTTCCTACCACGCCAAAAGTAAAGCTAGTGGGATAGACACCCAAATTTTCGGTCGATGCTGCGGTGGAACTCATCTGAAGATTGCCAGTCACATATTTGGCATTCTTCGGGACCAGCGACGCAATGGAGAGCGCGGTAGGCGATGATTGCGTAACCGAAGAGTTCAGGGCCTGACCTGCCGAAGACGAGTAGCAGCTCAGAACGCGATCTGTTTGTAGGCCAGCGATGAACTGCCCGCTTGAATTCGTCGGCCATACCGAAATGAGTCCACTAGCCGTATAGCCAGACGGCATGTTAGCGCCACCGTACACATTCGGAGCCACCACGCTCGTTGCATTCGTCGCGAGCAGCGCCGCCGTCTGCGTCGTCGGATTGTAGATCGCGTACAGCGCAACATAGCCCGACGTCGGTGCGCTGCCGGTGTCCATGCCGCCCGCGCCAGTCGTCGCGAGGTTGACTGTCTTGTTGAACGATGCGAGGCAGTAGCGCAGACCGCCGAGCGCTGTTTCGACGATGATCTCATCGGCCGTAAGCGTAGCCGTAGCGGACGCAGCCGTGACGCTCATCACCAGATTTCGCACCGATCCCACAACGCCCGAGACCTGCCCGAACTGCACCGCATGCTGACTCTGCGTGGCGAGGGCGACTTGGAGGGCGGCGCCGGTGCACTCGAGGAGAACGTAACTCGACAGTGCGGCGTTCCACTCGGCGATGCAGAAACCGCCAGCGACAATCTCACCCCCCTGCAGCGCAGTGTGCGCGCCACCGACAAGTGGGTAAGACGTTCCACCATTGACCGTGAGAGTACTTGAGCTGGTATTTGCGTTTGCCGCCTTGAAGTAGATCAAGGCTCCAGCCGCAGGAGTGGCGAGCGAAGCCGGGCTCAGGGTGACAACATAGCTGTTCGCCGTACCCGTATCGGCGGCATAGTTGTACAGGTTCTGCTGAATCTGCTGCTGCTGCGTCAGATTTGCCATCGCACCCGCGGTCGGCAAATTGGCGACCGTATCGCCGGCACTCCAAGTCAGGGCGGTTGTGCCTTCTTGTCCGCGCGTGACCGTCAGGGTATCGCCGGAACGCGCCGTGCAATAGCAAATCTCATGGAGAAGCCCCGTCGTCGCATCAATCAGCGTGACACGGAAGAACTGGCTTCCGGTCGGATTGGGGAAAAGTGCGCCCGCACCAGACGAAAGCGTGATGGTCGTTGCGGTATTGCTAACCGCGCTCGCGAGGGTGGTCTGAGCGTTATTGGCGAAGAGCTCGACAGACATGAATTGTCCTTATTGAGTCGTAACGACGTACTGAAATTGGAATGGCAACTGGACTGCGCCCGACTGGATTGCAGATTGAAGAATTGGCGCGAGGGGAAATGCCGTTAGCTGCGTGAAAAACGAGGTGACGGAGTTGAAGGAGACCGCATTGAATGGCTTCGTGTTGTAGGCGCCTCCCGTGACCGTACGAACTCCCTTTAGCAGTCGAATGTTGATGACATTCGGCGGCCCAAAGGTCACGCTGACCTGATAGGTTTGATTGACGCCAGGATCAATGCCGTTTGCGCCAACCAAGAACCTAACGATTCGGCGCTTCAGCCATCTAACCGTGAATGCTCTGCCGTCACCTTTGTATAGATTCCACGTCAGGATCCGCTTGAAAACATCATCTGTCGTAACGTAGAAATTTCCCTGCCCAACCAGTCTGACGGTGTTGTACGTGATCGAGTCATATGCGGCTGTGTCATAGGCGCCTTGCGCCTGCGCCTTTCCGGAGGGAAGGCTTGGGCGCGTTTGTCCGTAAATTCCATTCGCCACCCAGTCAAGCAAGGCGCCAGTAATTAGCGATCCCGTATAGACTGGGAGGTTTAGCTGGTTAAACGTGTCGACATAGTTCTGGGTGATCTGGTTGTAGCTATTGACGAACGCCTGGAGATTTGGATCGTCGTTGTATTGCCAGTACAGGTATGACGGAATCGTCTTCTGCACCGTCCCCTGAACTTGATACGGCGGAACTGGCGTTGTCATCGCTTAGCCCTGAACGATGCTGATGTTGGATGCCGTCGTATAGAAATAGGACTCGACATCGCCCTGGATGTACTGCGATCCCGCCGGAGGACTTACCGAGACGCCATTGACCGTCACAGAAAGCACGAGGCGAGTCAGGTTTTGGGAGGGCAGGATATTCGCGATGGCGTTTTGGAAGACCTGCTGGACCTCTAGGAGGTTGATCGGCTGCCCAACTACCAGGCTATTGATGTAGTTGACAATCGCCGGCTGCCCGGCCTGCGCGATAGCCGCGGTCGAAACGTAGTTGCTCGAGATTGTGTTCCATGTGACCGTCATTCCGACCGTCTGCTGAGGCGGCACAACGAACGTGATCGCGTAGGTATCCGGATAGTCCAGGATGTTGACGGTCACATTGCGCGACGTGGTGGTCGATCCTACCAACGTCGAAATATCGAACAGGCTGTTGAAGATCGCGTTGGCGACTTGATATGGGTCGCCGCCACCAACAATCACTTCCCACTGGCCCGTCGAAGGCTGTCTGATCGATACGAGCCGCGGCGTCACACCGGAAACCTGCTGCAGCGCCGTTCTAAGCGCCGTTGTCATCCCTTGACTCACGGCTAGGCCGGCTTGGAGCACTCGAGCCTGATAGGCCGCAGTCGTCTCAACGCCGGAGCCTGGCGTGCCTGCATTCGGGTTCGTGACAGTTAGCGTCGTTCCGGACGGAACAGAGGTCACAAGTTGCGTTACTGTGTTCGGCTGAATTGACCACGTGCCGGGCAGGATGGCGAGGCAATATACCTGGGGAGAGGAGCCGCTCTGCCCAATGATTGCCGTGGTTTGCGTCGCGTATTGATACGAACCGTCCGATACGACGAAGCCCTGGGGTATGACGAAGCCAATCGGGCCAGAGAAAACAACATTGACCGACGTGTTGAATCCAACCCCTTGCGTTACCCCATAGACCTGACCAAGCAATCCGAGAATGTAGGGATTCGCGGCGTATGGCGAAACGCTCGCGATAAGCTCTGAAAGAGCGGAATCGCAGAGGGCAATGGCACCTACGTCCGTCGAAGAAATATCCTCGATAAGCCCCGCGGGAAGGACCGTATATCCCGGATTTGTCGCCTGAACGTTGGCGATAAGATTTTGCAGGATGGTTGCGGGCGGCGTCGGCACCATGCCCGCGCTTGACATCGTGATCGGGATTGTCGCCATGTTCGGGCAATAAAAAAGCCCGCATAAGCGGGCTTGTAACAGGTATGTTCAACGGCGACTTCAGATCACCGTTTGCGGAGGCTGAGGTGGAGCACTAAATGCTCCATTTTCGTAGGTAGAGCCGATTCCGATATACGCGCCGTCCGGAATTTGCACGGCCGTCGTGCCGGCGGGCACCTGCCACTGAGTGATTCCGTCCCACTCAACAGTATTCACGACGGTCCCGTTCTGAACGATGGCATAGGTCATCAGTTGTACTCCCAGACGATCACGACGCCTTGCGCACCGGCACCGCCTGTTTGGGCCCCACTGCTAGCCCCGATCACCGCACCACCTCCGCCTGCGCCATAGCCGGTAGCCGCACCTCCCGTGCCGTTAGCAACCTCGATCCCTCCTGCGCCAAGCAGCGAGTTCGCGCCAATGCCGCCATAAGCCAGAGTCGCATTGCCGACACACCAGAGGCCTGGCGCGCCGCTCGAATTGATGATGCTGCCGCCTGAAGCGGTGCCTCCGGCAGATGGTGCCGTTGCTGCGCTCGTTGACGGACCATTGGATGCGCCGCCGCTTCCGCCATTCGCAGTGATGCCTGCAAACGAGGTATTGCCGCCAGCCGCGCCAGCCGCACCTGAAGAACCAGAACCTGCTGCGCCGATGGTAACGGTTGCTCCGCTGAAACCGCTCGTCATGCGATGACGAATGTAGCCGCCCGCAGCTCCGCCCGAGCCGCATGAGAACTGTCCTGCGCCAGTTGCTGCCGCGCCGCCTCCAGCGCCACCGGCACCTTGAATTTCAACAATTACGCTATTCGTTCCAGCGGACTGTGTATAAGTGCCGCTAGATGTAAACCGCTGGAATCCGATGAGTGTTCCAGTCGGATATCCAAAGATAGGATCAGCACTTAAACCTTGACTGATCAGCGCCTGCCCAATAGTCGCGCTTGGTCCAACTGTCGCAACATTCCCCGTCCCTTCGCCGAGCATGACGCCATGCGCGGTGATCGTTGTGAGGCCCGTACCCCCACCAGCAGGAATGACGGTACCAAAGGCGGGATTTGCCGCGGAGCCTTGCGATATCAGCGGCACTCCAGACGTTGCGCTGGGTGCGACAACGCCGAAGGTTGCGCTCGCGCCACCGCCGATCAGCACGTTGTATTGCGGCTCAGTGGCTCTTAATGTGGTGAACGCCCCAGTGCTAGGAGTGGTACTTCCAATCGGTATGGAATCAATGGTCCCGGATGTGGAAATCACTCCGCCATGGAACGTGCCGCCACTATATATATCTTTGGCAATGCCAACTCCACCCGAAACAATCAGCGCTCCAGTGGTAGCGGACGTTGACTGAGTTGTGTTGGTGAGCGTGACGGCGCCGCTCGCGCCCATCGTTGTGAATGAGCCGGACGAGGGCGAGGTATTCCCAACGGGCGTTGAGTTTATTGACCCTCCAGAAATAACCGCATTAGAGGTCGATAAGGAACTTATCGCGATCGAGCCAGTTACATTGAGGTTGTTGAATGTCCCGTTGGCTGGATAGGTTCCGCCAATAACGGTGTTGTTGATCGTGCCACCGCTGATGTAGGCACTCGCCAGGTAACTGTTGGTGAATGTTGCGGTAGGGGCTGTGAGAGGCCCCGTCAGCGTGCCGCCCGTGAGCGGCAAAACGGAGGCAAACGAGGTATTGAGCTGCGCCGCCGTTAAAACCTGCCCTGGCGCGAATGTGACGACCTGCGCCCAAGCCGTCGATGACAAGAGCAGCAGAATGGCTAGGATTCTTTTCATACGAGCAGGGATTTATTCAGGATGAAGGAGCCGTCAAGCAGTGCGCCGGTTTGCTTCGAGTACGTGCCGTTGATCTGCGCGCCTTGCTTCGTGATAATGTTGATCTGGTATGTCGGCGTGGCCGATGGAAGCTTGCTGATGATCAGGCTGGCGAAGTAGGGCGAAAACTGCTGTTGGATCTGGTTGACATAGAAGTCAGGAAATACCTGCTGGACCACGGATTGAATCGCAGGTATGCCGCGGTTCGAATAGAAGGGGGATTCCCCCGTGACCAGTTGTAGCGTCTGGATTAGCGTCGTTAGCCAGACATCCGTATTGTCGCCGTTCGATGCCGTTTGCACTTCTTGCCAGACCCAAGACCCATCCGAATACATGACTCGGTTCCAGGTTCTCATGGCGCGATATTCCCTGATGGCGGAGATGTTGTCGGAGCCCCGGTATTTCCGCCTTGTGGATCCGAATGCTGATGGGTTGACAGCCAGCTAAGTAGCGCCGCCCACGTCGAATTCATCAGCGTCACCGACGTCGTATGCGAGCCATCCGACAACGAGCCGTTAGAGCCCGTGATACTCCAGCCTGTCGGCGTGATTGTCATGGTCGTCGCCCCAGATTGAAGCTTGATCTGGTTCGGGGCGATGCAGGTAACCGATGTCGGGGTTAAGACGAACGTGCACGCGTTCGTTTCATCTTCCAGAACGACTCCGTTCGGGCCGCGCACAACAACCGCGTTTGGGTCAACGGACGACCATTGAGTATTTCCGATCGGAAGGAATACCAATGCCGCCAGATTTGCCGGTTGAGAAAGATCGGGAATCCCGCCGCCTTGCCCGCTTGAATATCCCGTGCGCGCATCCATCGGCAGCACAAAGCCCCTGTCCCCCGATTGCAACGGGTATCGGATGTATTCGGGGCCGAACAAAGGAATTGTGACTTGCGGCAGCGTGTATGTGCTATGCACATCAAACGCCACAGTGATCATCGCCCCGCTCTTGCTCACCACATGGGCTGGGAGTGCCTTACCCTGCAATTGGATGGCGTCCAGAATCTTGTTCTGGATTGCCTGCGGCAGACTCCGATTGAGCGGGGACTTTAAGCTGTTGTCTGCCATTTTTCCATCTTCAGCTCGGCTGGATTCTTCTTGCTTTCTACCTTGTCCCGACGTTTATTTCTGTCGTGCGCCGTCACAAAGACGAAAACGCCATCGTGGCGGTCAACCTTCTTTTCGGATGGACCGTCATCGGATGGTTTGTTGCCTTCATCTGGGCTTTAACAGGCAACGTAAAATCAGGGAGAGACCTCGAAGTTTCCTGAGTCGACGCGCCATACGATGCTGCTCGTCTTGAAGTACCCGGCAGCAAGATTGATGTTGTACGCAACGGTGCCGCTCGAGGTTGAGTCCGCCGGCATCGTTGCGATGGGATAGCTGAACTGCGTATTGCTGAGGACCGCGCACTGGAACGACCCGTTGTAGTCGCTGGGCGATACACCGCTAATAGTCAGGTTGACCACGGACCCAACTGCAAAGGTATGCGGCGTTGCCGTAGTCGCGATAGCCTTTCCGTTCGCGTATGTCACCGATGCCAGATTCAGGGCTGGCGGACTGCCAATCATCGGCATGACGACAATCAGCGTGCCGTCGAGCGAATACACATTGACGTAGTAGCGCGCGCCAAAGAGAGACCATGTGACAACGACGTTGTAGGCGCTTCCGTCCAGCTGACATTGAAATTGGAAATTCGATGTCGATGACGGAGCGAACTGGATGTATGAGGTCATCCCGTGAATCCGAAGGTATTGTTTCCAACCGACGACCCAGTGATGCCCGCCACGGACGCGCTAACCTGACCGCTTAGGCTCGGGATCAAGTTCCCTGTGGCGCTAATCGTGTTCCCGCCAATCGTGGATGCAGCGCCTGACCATGCTGGCTGACCGCTAATCGGCAATCCGCTCGATATCTTGTTCATGAGCGAATTGAAGATTTGCGTCGCCGAGTTGATCGTGATGAGAGGCTTCACAAAGTCAAACTGCCAAGCGGTCTGGACCTGCTTGCTTTCGCCCCCGGAGACGTCGCGAACGTTCGTCAGGATGCAGTTAGTGAAGGTGTAACTCGGCGTTGCGATGGTGTACGTTCCGCCGCTCGCGTTGTGGGTGTCCAGCGCGATCTTCAGGGCCGTCATTGTCGCGAGCTTGCCCGTGTAGCCACCCGTCGTGTTGACCGGGCACACCGCCAACATTGATATGTTGAGCGGCTGCTGAATAGTCGCGTTAGCCGCTACGCTTTGATTGGCGAACGGATAGCTACCTACCTGCTGGTTGACGAGTGTCGTGCCCGGCAGCGGCTTCCAATGGAATAGAAAATCGTCCAGAGAAAGGTTCGGTCCACCGCTCAGCAAGCCAAGCGAGAAATCTGCCGCCTGCGTTAGCGCCACGATGGGCAACATTTGGCCGGGAATCAGCGACGCGATGCCATTGACCAGGATAATTGGGCTGATTTCATACGCGAGCCGCCATATTTCACGACCCGTTGATGTGCTCATTCAGCCCCTCAGCTTGGTAGGTGGAAGTTGTAACTGTTATTGCCCGAGTACAGCACTGGCATCGCCTGCACCGTGGATGTCGGCGTCGGTTGATATGCCAAGTCCAACGTCGTAATCCACGATTGCGCCGCGGGATTGCGGAAGTTACCGACATGACGAACCGCATTGACGAGGAACGTGCCGCTAAAGATGGATCCGCTTTTCGCCGTCGAGTATTGATCGCCGGGCTGCACGTTAAAAAACTGTGACGCTGAGCCGGACTGAATGATTCCGGGGCCTGGCGGTAGCTTTACGTAATCACCGACCTTGATGTCCGCTCTCATAACGCACGAAACCTGCACCTGGAACGGCTGACTGAACGTCGGCTGACCTATCAAGTCGATAAAGTTGATCTGCTTGGGCGTCGTCTGCGTTGAACCATCGCCGATCGTGATCGTGTTGTTCTGGAAGGCCAGAAAAACGCCGGGATAAGACTGCTGGTTCGGCGTCGACCCGCCGATGATCTTCTGACTCAATTCATTGAGATACTGCGCGAACTGCTTAACCGTCGCGAAAAAGCCTATTTCTGGCGCTCCGGTCCATGCCAAGTTGGGACTGGCAGTGCCCTGTATCTGGTACTTCGGGAACACCGTGCTAAGTGAATTGGTGACAGCTGAGTTAAAGCTCTGCCCGGCGCTCCATTGCCAGATGATATTCGCTGGATTTTGGTTCGTTGCGGGAAGCGGTGTTGTCGACGTTGTAGACGAATTACCGGTTGTCTGGTTCGACGTTGGCGAGCTGCCGCCGAAGAACACATACATGTCCAACGTCATGTCCGAGCCGATCCAGTTCCCGAATGACTGCAGAATCTGTCCCGAAGCAAGGATTCCCGATTGCGATGCGTTGGCCAACGGCAGTCCCGCCGACATCCCGCCGTAGATCGCAACGTTCATCCCTTGCAGGTTGCTTGCTTGTCCTATCTCCGTAAGCGAGATGCCCCAAATACGCAGATATGCATTAGGTAACGGCTCATGCAGAAATGTGACCGGCAGATCGAGTTCGATGTTCTGCGCATATGGGTTCGAAGAACCGGGAATCGCGACCGAACCAAGTGAATTTAGGCTCGTGTAAGTGCTTAGCGATGGGTTAGCGGGTTGCCGGGAGAATCCAGGACGGCCGCCCACATTTGGCACGAACACTTCTCCCGTGGCTGGGTCGCTGATCACAATTCGGTAATACCGCACGCGATTCCCTTATTGAGTCAGTGCCGCTGCCGTTACGTTCGTTGAACTTCCCGCCGGGGCCGTCACATTGACATTCACATTCACCCCCATCGCCTGCGCTTTGTTGAGATAGCCGGCAGTTTCCTTCGGCAGGAAATTTCGCCACTTGTCGCCATGCGCGGCAATGTCCTTGTCAAGGTTCCCTTGCCCCCAATTGTAAGCCGCGAGAGCCTTGCCAATATCGCCCACGTACTTCTTCAAATGCATGCCAAGTTCTTGGGCGGCTACCGATGCAGACTTTCGAGGGTCAAACAGATCATCCTGACTGAGACCGTAGTGCTTGCCGACTGACGGCATGATCTGAAACGGGCCAGATGCACCGACAGGGGATACGGCTCGAGGATTGCCTCGACTTTCTATCTGCTCGACTGCGGCCAAGAGCCCGCGGGGAAGATTGTATTTGTTGCCTACATCGTCCCACTTACCTTGTTGATGCGAGATTCCTCGCTGCATGCTAGACAGTTCGTTGAACGCCCACGCTCCACCAGTAGGACTGGCAATTGGGTTTGGGGAATCGCTCCCAATAACATTCGGCTGCGGGCCGGGTAATGGCTTGTTCAGATCATGCCACGCTTTGGCGAAGTCGCCATGCTTGATGTCCTTCGCGACTTGGACCAATCCACTACCTAGTTGCGCCTGATTCTGAACGGCCGGCTTTTCGGTCTTTGCTAGCCACCCCAGAGCATGGAATAGAGTCTTGAATCCTTCCGCGACCCCTTCGAGATCCGCCTTGAATTCTGCGCTCTTGAATGTCGATGCCAAGGAATCCGCAATCGACTTTGTGAGATCCTTGAATGCAGGTGCGAGGGGAATAAACGCCACCATAAATGAGTTTTCCACCTCGTCCGCCGCAGCCTTGAGGGCTTTGGTGAACTCGGTCGCCGCATCAGCTGCGGGCTGATCAACGGCCAGACGCTTTTCGGCCTCTTGCTCCTGCTGGGCGAATTTAGAGAAGTCCTCTTTTCCGTATGAACCAGCCAGCCGAAGCGACGATAGATCGGCAATATTCGTCAGACCCATTGCTTCGGCATACATCCCACCGCGCTGCTTGTAGAGCCCTCCCGCCTTCTCAAGAAACTCGGCGGCTAGCCCAGTTACATCCTTCGATTGAATCTCTTCTGGAGAGATCCCAGCGGCTTGGAGATAACGCCATTTGGTTGGATCAGCCTGAACGCCAGCGATTCGCGAAAGCAGTCCGCGATCGCCGCCCGCCGGGCCATATACGTCTTCGAATGCCTGTTCTTGCCCCGGCTTGAGACCGAGGCTGCGCGACGTCTTGTTGACGTCGGAAAGGCCGAACATCGACGCCGTCGTTATACCGAAAGCTGCGCCGATCGCACCAGCGCTGGCAGCCAACGTCAGGCCGCCGAATGCTCGAGTATTGATCGAAAGTCTCGCGAGCATCGACATACCCTTCGTCGACTTCTCGATTTCCTTGCCGATCTCCTTCCACGATTTCGCAGTAGATGTCGCGATCTTGCCGAACATTCCAATGGCGCCCGAAAATTTATTGCCGGTGATGATGCTGTTCATCACCAGAAACTCGGAGCCGATCTCCTGCATGTGATCCTTGAAGCTCGACATTTCTTCCTCGAGCTTCTCCATCTTGACCTGCTGGATGGATTTTTGGAATTCTTTGTACTTCGCAAGGAACGCATTGAAGTCGGATTGGTCGACCTCAATGCGAACGATTGACTTAGCGGCCATGTCTAGAAGAATGACTTTTTGCTAATCGCGTTAGTGATGTGTCGCTGCCTGAACTGCTCGGCTTCCTTGAAGTCGAACTCATACTGTTCGAAGAACTTTTCGAATCCTTCTTCGGATGCCCATGTCAGCGTGTGGTGAACTACGCTGTCGCCTTCTCGCCAGTATTCTCGTCGGCTGTCGATGTCGGCAAGGAACGAGCGAATTCCATAAGACCCGATGAGGTGATTTGACCGCCCCAGAAGAGCGTCATCGCCCCAACAATCACATTCCGCTCGTTCTTTTTGTGCATGCTCACCGCACACGTAAAAAAACAGAGTGCGTTTTCCACCTCTGAGACCTCGTCCTCATCCAGCATGTCCTGGCGAAGCGCTTCGTAGTACGGAAGCGTTGACCATCCTTGCTCACTAGGAAGAACGACGTTGGTGAGACGCCTGATCTCATTCATCAGGCCGTTCTCAACGCCATCCACACCTTCCCAGATATTGTCGTCTTGCGCGACCTTCTTGAGCATCATGGCGGCGACGCGCGGCCCAGCCATCGAGCCAAGGCCCTCCGCATAGATACGCGTGAAGGTCTTCGAGATGGGCAGGAAGTAGCGCTCAAATACTTCCTTCGAGATCGGGGCATGATGAACATGCCCGCTCTCGATGTTGAGCACCAGATTTAGCTTTCGATCAAGTTTCATTAGGCACCCCTGTATGCCTGCCCCTTAGAATCAGGTGAGATTCCAGAGGTTATTGTTGGTCACGTAGTATCCGCGGATGGTTACGGTGAATGTTGCGTCCGTACCATCCATAGGCATTTCGCGGACCGACTCGATCGCACAGTTGTAGAGCGTGTACTGGGGCAGCGCCGACGTGTCAGGGATCACAGTGATCTGGCCGATCACCGAGTTCTGCTCCATCTGTGCTTTGTACTGCGCTCCGAGACCGTTCGTCTTCAACACGGCGGCCGTCACCGATGCGATCATGTACGGCTCCGGCGACGTAGCCGTTCCCGTCATCGTTTGCAGAATCGCTGTCGATTCCCCTTCGAGAGCAAGGCGAATACCCTCCTTGCCCAAGAAAGGGCTCGTGATGTTCAGGTTCGGCAAACTCTGAACGACCACGCTCCCGCGCAGTCGATTCAGCGTTCCCTGTGCAATCAGGGGATTGGTTGCTGGATTAGATGCCATGTCCAATTACCCCGTTAAGCAAACGTCGTAACGTTCAGGTTAAAGATGATCTGTGTGAAGCCGAACTGCGGCGTGTACACCGCGGCGAGGCCGGAATACTTACCGATTGAATAGTCGCTCGGGTTCTGCTGGTTGTACGTGGCGAACGGAACCGCATTGACGACGACTTGGCCGGCATACTGGTTTTGCGACACATTGCTCGCAAAACCAGTCGGGTCAAGCTGTGTCGTGACCAACTGACCGAGCGCCAACCCATACGAAACCGCGTTGGCAAGCGTGTTCGACGCCACCGACTGCAATCGGTTGATGCCGTCCTGGTTATAGTACAGCGGGTTGATGTTCGTGTTCGACCCGTTGATGATCGCGTTGGCGATATTCAGATCCAGATTGATCTGAACCCAGTCAACCGAATACCAATAGTTCCAAGGGTTGCCATCCGGCGTGGTTCCCCACTTCAGCAGCGTGTTGCTGATGCCGCCCTCGGCACCGGTATCGACGAAGTTGACGTTGTTCGTCTTGAACGTCGCCTTTTGCGTGCCGGTCCACGAACCCGCAGTCGAGCCAACCAGGAACGTGAAGGCAAGCGGCGGGACCTTGTTCGACGAAGACGGATTGGCGTTGAGTGTTGCCCAGAACATCGCCGCCATCGTGAATTCTGTCGAGGGGGCGTTTGTCGCTTGAATCAGCATCGGGCAGCATTTCTGCAGATTGCTGATATTGCTATACGTCGTCAGCGTGACGGTGGTGAAGAAGTATGTCTTCGCTGTCGTCGAGTTGTAATTCTGCAGGAATGCCGGATACGTTGCGTCTGCATCCCAGCCGTACGGAACAAGGTACGAATAGAAAACGCCCGGGTTCGCCGTGATGAAGTTGTTCAGTGCCGTGATGCCATCGGTCGACATCGTCGGGCCGAGCTCGAGAACGTAGACCGAAAGGTTACCGGGCTGGGCGAAAAACGTCGTGTTCATCGCCGACAGAACGGCTTGGTTCGCAACGACCACCGTGCCTTGCGTGGTTACCGACCCCGGGTTCGACGCGAGCGGATACGTGAACTGGGTTGTCGACGTGATCGTGCAGGCGAACGTCCCGTTGTAGCCAGCTGGAGTGACGCCGGCAATGGTCAGGTTGAGCGTTTTGCCGGTCGGGTAACCGTGACCGCCGCTCACCGTGACCGTGACCGTATTGGTGGCCCACGTCATCGAAGTGATGGTCTGAGCCGCGGTCAAAAGCGACGTAAGCGACGACGAGGACGTGAGAAGACTGTACGTACCGGCAGTGAGCGTTGTGCCGCCTTGCGAGATGAATGCGCCGGTGCGCTGGAGATTCGACGGTGTTGGCGCAATGGTTTGCGACACATTCACCGTGACGATGTTATTCGCCATTGCCGGTCCTTATTTAGATGTAGCTAACAGCAACCGTTTGGCCCGTCCCCGGCACAACGACGATGCCGGTCGCGCATGGCCAATCGAGGTAGTACGTGCCAACCGTATTGGGGATGACTGCGATCTCGTTGGCGGCCGCTGCCGCACCCGTAGTCGCGCAGTCGTTTGCCGTACCGGCAGCCGACCCAGCGACAACGACGTTGATGCGCACCAAGCGACCCGGAGTTGCCTTCACGACTGCGGCGGCCGTGATGTTGTAGATAGGCGTCTTGCCGGATGCGACGTATTCATTGCCAGTCGCGTCGACGGCGCTCATGACGAACTTGCCGGACGGATTTACGTTAGTTGCTGCGGCGATGGGGCCTTGGGGCATGTCACGCTCCTAAAAAGAAAAAGCCCGCTCGAGGCGGGCATTGTGGGTAAATAGATTGAAATGGCTCAGATGTTCTTGATCGATCCGGCGTAGAACGTCGGAATGCACGACAAGATCAGTTGACGCGCGATGTTGTTCATGCGCGTCTGGTAGTAGTTGACTTCGTACGTGATCGATTTCTTCATGGCAATCACGTTGAGTTCTTCTTGCGTTCGCTTTTCGTCGAGCATCACCGGGAGATTCGAGATGCCGATGACGCCATCATTGTTCAACGTGTATTGATTGACGTAGTCGACGAAGTCGAGAGCGTTGAAGTTCCGCGTCCCATACATCGTGATTGTCACTGAGTCCTGCACTAGTTGAAAGTGCGATGACTGAGAGTCCAGCCAGGGCGCCATTTGGATGGCAGCTGTTTCCGATGGTTCAATGTGGACTGAGGCGAAGATAGGCTCGACGTTCTCCGGCACCAGAAACGATGGATAGACCGGGAAAAACTGGTTCAGAGTCAGCCAGACGGGCAGGCTATTCGACACGACAACATTGCGTGTGTCGAAATCCTGCGGGGAGTCGATGATCTGCGACTCCATGATGGAGTAGATCGCATGCCCGCTGTAATGGTGAATCCCCGCTTGGCTGTAGTAAGAGTCCCTATGGTTGAACGCGAAGCGCACGCCATTGACATTGGCAATGTAGATGACGTTTGGCGCGATCTGGTTGAAGTCTTGAATCTGCTGTTCAGCCGTGAAGATGCACTGATGCACCCCCATCGTCTGCTCCTGCTCTTGATGCTGCTCCGAAATCAGGTGGAACGAGCCCTGCGCCACAATGGTTGGCGCAGGTTTGGCTATCTTCGAAATTGAATCGTACGGCGCTCGGTTGTATGCGTACGCGTTATAGAGCGACGAAGGGCTCAGCAGGTTCGCCCGCACCCAGAATACAAACCCATCGAGAGGCAGAACGAGACGTACGTACTGCGTGAATGTGACGGTCTGGCGCTCCGATAGAACGCCGATACTCTCGATCAATCCTGCGTTCAGCGGAGACGCGGAATTCAGCGATTCGGTGATCGAGGGCATTACTCAATCCATGCAATGTAGCTGGAGACCATCAGGCCCGTGTCGATGAAGCTTGGGCGCCGAGGATTGGCTTTGCGATAGGGATGACTGAGCCGGTGGTTCACTCCATCCTTCGCCGCCTGGGTCGGCACGCCTGGAATGCCCATGCGCTCGACTTCCTGCGACGCCACGAAGTCCTTCATCATCGACGTGATCGCAGACTCTCCGCTCCGGAATGGGTTGGCTCCCGATTTTCCGCCCATCATCAAATTCTCAAGCTCGCCGGCCATCGCGTTCTCGAGCGACTTGGCAATCTTGCTCATCTTGGCATCGGCGAACGTCTGGAGGATGTGGTATTTGTCCTCCATCCATTCAGCTACGTCACCTGTCGTCTGTGTTCCGCTTTCGGTCTTGGGATGAACGGGGTGATTGCCTTTTCCCTTCTGCGGATGAGGGACTTTCTTTTGATCCGAACGGTTTGCATATGGCTGATCGATGACGCCAAGATGCAACACCAACCGGCCATGGGGTGCTTTTGTGGAGACCGGGACGGATTGATAGCTGCCGCCCCCCACTGCCTCTGGAATTCCAAATTCTTTGGCGTCCATAGTTGGTCCTTAGCTAATTCCCCATATTGGTCCGTTGTCGGCCTGCATCGAAAGCCACTGGCGCCCGAACGGATCCTTCAGCACCTGCAACTGACCGAGCGTGAGCCCATTGAGGAAATCCGGAGCCAACAGAGATTCGGATGTGCTCACGTCTGCGGTGGATTGCACCGTTCCGCCGACGAATCCGCTGATGTTGTACGTCTGGCGCGCGGTGGCGAAGAACGTCTGGCCCGTCTGATCCGGGAACCAATTGATCAGAAACGATGTGGCAAGGCAGTAGACCGCGAAGCAGTAATAGTCCTGGCCGATACAGCGCAGGACCATCAATGTCATTTCCTCAGCGTAACTGAGCGCCCATGGAATATAGGCGCTATTCGAAGGGAGGGCTGCGGTAGGGACGCCCGCCACCGTCGTCAAGAATGTGTATAGGTCCGTGGCGTTCGGCGTCGTCTGTGTTTGCCAGGGGGCGAGAACGCCCATTCCTGGCAGAGGCGGAAAGCATCCGCATGGATCGGACATAGTTAGTTCCTACGCGGACGTCCGCGGCGACGGGACTCTTGCGGAGCGTCCTCGCCGACAGTGATGACTTCGTGCACTTGGGACTCGACGCCTTTCTGCTCGACTTCCTCGATTTCAACCTCGAAAGATGCGATCTTGGAATCTGTTTCCTGCGCCGCCTTTCGGATTAGATGGTCCGAAGCTGCGGCCGCTTCCTTGCGACGCTCGAGCGCTTCGTCGTAGAGCTCGTCCTCGTTGTTGAGCATTGTCGACTGCAGACGATCTAACGGGATCGGCTTGTCGAACTGATAGCACTGCCCAACGAAACCCTTCTTCAGGTCCATTTCCGACACCGGAATCAGGCCGTACATCTTGTGCTGATTCACGATGTTTTCGTGCTCGAGTCGCGTTCCCTCTGGGTAGATGCTTTTCTGCTGGCCTGGGGGGATTTCGACGAAGATCGGTCGTTGCGTGCGCTCCACCCAGAAGTGCAGCTGAAAATTATGCTTCGTGAGGTTTGCGACGAACAAAGCCATGTGTAGTTCCCCTGATAGGAAACCCCTGTGAGGAATGCCTGCGGAAACGCGCCAGGGGGAACGCGCTTGTCGGTTGCGCCACCTATCCGCAGGGCTTACAGTTAGAAGCCAGCGCTGATGAGCGAGATGGCTTCCGGACGCGGTGCCCAGCCAGCGGTCGAGCGCAGTTCCGAGACGACATCCACAGCACCCGCAGGAAGCGGGGCGATGATTTCGGTCGGGGCCGCACGGTCGACGAGCTGGAGCGAGCAGGCATCGAGGCCCGGCGTGAGTTCGGCGAACGCGTTCGTGTTCACCTTGTTCACGCGGTTTTTCTTCACTTCCGGCATGGAGATGACGATCATGTCCGTGCCGCCTGCGCCCTTGCCAAGTAGCGTGTCGTCACACGTCCAGGTGATTTCGTCCTTGTTCCAGCCAGCGAGGCGGTCCACCGTGCCGCGGATCGATTCAGAGCCGGCGCCTTCACGCTGGAATTGCGTGAGTTGGACGATGCCGTAGTAGCTGACCGCCTGCATGATCCGTTGCGGCATGAGGATCGTGAAGCGGGCCGGCACACCAACCGTCATCGTGCGCGTCTTGATTGCCGCGATCTGCTGGGCGAGGAAGAAAGCCAGCGCGCCGTTGTCGTACGTCGAGATCGTCGTGTTGCCGTTCGGGTCGGCGGGCAGGTTGAGTGCCGTCGCGCCGTTGGCGTTGAGCAAGCCCTCGCCGTTCGCCGGGTTCGCGCCATACAGAAGCAGGTTCCGTTGTTGCTGGAACGTGCCTTGACGCATGGCGAAGCGGTGCGCTTCGACCGTCGACGCGCCAACGCGACCGAGCGCGGCCGTGTCGTGATGGTCGTACTCGGCGCGCGAGCGGATCATGTACGTCGGCGTGCTGATCTCGTTGTAGACCACCGTGCAGCTAGGCAGCGCATTGGCCACGAACTGGCCGGTCTGCACTTGCGTGCGGACATCGAGGCGCTTAATGTAGACAGCGAGGTCGCCATCGCCCAAGCGAACGAGTGGATCGCCCGTCGCGATCGTATCGAATGCGCCCGAAGCCTGCTGATACTGCAGGAGCAGTTCCGGAACGACGTAGTGGGGATTAACCCGGATTTGTGCGGGTACGATATTGGCCATGTTTTAACCTCAGATCTGGATCAGGGCCGTGTAACCCGAACGATTCCAGGTCGCAGCGCCAGTGGTTGCGTTGTAGGAGACAGTCATGCTGTTGCCGGCGTTGATGTCGATGATCTTGACCGGCAGCGCGCCCGTGCCCTCGTTAAGAACGATCGTGCCCGACAATGCGCCCGTAGCAATCGCACCCGAAGCCGCCGTGATTTGGAAGCTGAAGTGCTGGTTGTCGGTGAAGCTGGTGACGACCTGATTGCCGTTGACCAGTGCCGCACCCGTACCCGTCACGCCGCTGATGTTGATTGCATCGCCCACTGCACCGACGTTCGTTGCCGCAGCCGCCACGACTGCGCACGTGTACACGCCATTCGAATACGACGACGTGATCGACGTAACCGAGACGGTGGCCGTGCTGGCGTCGTACGGCTGCAGGACTTGGTTGTTGAAGTCCCACGACACTTGCTGGTTGATCAGGCCGCCAGCGAGCGAGACCATCGACGGATCCATCGCAACCGGGATGCGGATGCCCGAACCCATGCGGAAGAACGCGACGGTCGCGCCAGCATTCACAGCCATCGGAACCGGGCTCTGCGGCGAGCCGAGGTAGGAATATGCGTTGTTGAACACCGAGAAACCGGTGATGTTCGACACCGACATCGCCTGAAGGATCGTGCCGCCTTGCGTGCGGTCATAGCCCGACAGAGCGCCCACGCTTTCCGAGATCGCCATGCCACCCCAAACCGGCGTCGTAGCGCTCGAAGAAAGCGTACCGATCTGCAGTTCGTGGCGCAGGGCCGGATCGTCGACATAAACGCCCTGGACATAGCCAGAGCTTTGTACGCTGAACGAGCCTGCGGCATTCGTCGTCACGTACGGAGAGAAGGGCACATTAATTGCCATGATTTCCTTTCCAGAAATGAAAAGACCCGCTCAGTGGCGGGCCTGGATGTGATGACGACTGCTTGTCAGTGCTTATTCGGCAGCGAAATATCGCCGTTCATGCGGGGGGCGCGGAAATCATCCATCCAGGCGTTCGGGTGACCGTAAAACGTCGTGATCTTGTGGCCGGTGCCCGTATCGCGGGTAACTGCACGCAGGCCAGCTTCCGGCGCCATACTCGGGTGAATCGCCGCTTCCATCGCGTCGGCATAGATAGCCGACTCAGCGATTTCGAACACCGCAGCTTCGAGCTTCGACAGATCGACGTCCTTCCATGCGGCGCTGTGCGACTTCATCGGAGCGGCGAGGCGCTTGCGATACGACAGGAGGTCTTCGCCGTTCAGCGGGCGATTAGCCGACTTGCCAAACGCGCTGTACACGCTATCGGCCTTGGCTTGGGCATCGGCCATCGCAGCATAGTCGGCATCGTTCAGGGGCTTAGGCGTGAGCTTTGCCGTCTGCACGAGCATCTGTTCGAGTTGCGCAACGCGCTCGAGCAGGGCGCTTTCCCGCTTCGCTGCGTCGGCCTTGGCTTCCTCTTCCTTCGCCTCTGCCTTCATCTTTTCAGCCTCGGCCTCCTTTTCCTTGGCCTTTTCGTCTTCCGAATCGGCCTTCTTGTCGGCGACGTTCATTTCCTCCGCCGGCATGGCATCAGCCTTCTTGTCGTTCTTCTCGTTGTCGTACGAGTCCATGCGCTTGCACAGCGAATCGACAGCCGACATCAGCTTGTCCCAGCGCTCAGCATCGGCTTTCGCCTTTTCTTCTTCAGCATCAGCCTTGGCTTTCGCTTCCGCGTCGGCTTTGGCGCGCGCTTCGAGTTCTTCTTTCGCCTCGGCGTCCGCCTTGGCCTTCACGTCTTCATTCATGTCGTCAGCTTCCTGAACGTTAGTGGTGGATACGCCAGATGGCGGGCCGCCCTTATCCCACACGCCGACTTCGCAGATCGCGATGTGGTCGAGCAGGCACGGTTTTCCCTCGATCAACAATGTCTGTCCACCGTCGAGGGTAATGGTGGAGTTTTCTACATCTGGATTCCGGAAGATGACGGATGGCGACGTGGAGAGCTGCTCTTTCGACATGAGCGTCGCAGTCGCTTCGTCATATACCTTAGCGATGCCCCACACTTCATCGCCGGCCTCGCGATCCGCCACGGCGACAATACAATCTCCCACAACTTCGGCTCTGGCAATGAACGGGAGCAGGATCGAGCCGACATTGCGCTTCTTGAACTCTGCCGAGTTAAGCGTGCGGGCTTTGGGGTGATCGACGATGACCGATAGGCCATTGCAGCGCGTCAGAAACTCATCGTTCAGATAGTTTTCTGGTGGACGGTATACATACTCATCATCGATGGAGCGGTACGACGTCCCGGTTCCGGTGATGCGGATCGCGAAGAGCCACATGTTCCGATAAAACTGTGGCGACGGAAGCTCGCCAAGCATGATCGCTTGGGCGACTTCCGTCTCGGTCATGTGCGCCTTGCGGATCTCCTTGAATGCATCCGACTCGAGCACGAACCGGCATCCTGGATGCAGTGGCTCTGGCCATGAGCCGATCGGACTCCACAGGTATTCCGTGCTCTCGTCACTCAACTTGACGTCGAATGTCCGGCACTCGTGATAGAAGGTCGTGAATTCGACCGCACCATCGTTCGTCGTGCCGAGCTCGATGAGCTTGTGCGGCTCGTACCCGGTTTCTTCGGCAGTCTCGCGGCGGGCGGCCTCTTCGGGAGATTCGCCCGATTCGATGTGACCGCCAGGGAAAGCCCATTCGCTGGGATGATCGCCGCCGTTGCCGCGGCGCAGGAACAGAATGTTGCCATCGGCAATGATCAGAGTGCCGGCGGCCTTGACGAGCTCGGCGTCGACTTTGCTGCGGCCAGCTTCCTTCATTGCAATGGCGATCGCCTGCTTCTCCGAATGCCCTGCCGCGCGAAGTTCGGCGATGTTGTGTCCGACTACTTCGTTGGATGATCCTTTCTCAAGCGGCATGTCATGTTCTCATTGCGGCGATTTTGGCGCGGGCTTCTTCAAGCGATTTTTTACCGGCTGCCGTAAGCATGTCTTCCGGCAAGTCGCGAAGGCTGTACAGCCACGTAGCCCAGCACGAGCAGTAGACTTCCTCGCCAACGCTCGTGATGTCGTCGTAGTAGCCGGCCGGTCCGGGCTTGACGAGTCCTTTGTCCTTGGCCCAGCTAGACCGCAGCAGATAGACCTTCTGATCGCGCTCTTTGTGATCCTGGCGGTATGAGTACCCTGGCGAGCGCCAGCGCGAATTCCAGCGCATTGCGATCGCACCGCCATCCGTCGCGATAATCTCGTTTAGCGATGCCGTGAACTTGTGCGATTGGTCGATCACGCATCGCCGCTCTTCAAACGGGAGCGACGTCAGCGCCTTGCGGATGTTTTCCTTCACATCCTTGACGTCGACCGCGCGAGATCCGCCGGCCGGCACCGACGATGCCCAGCCAGCGAAACGCTGTACGGTCTTCTCGAGCATCTGTTGCCGGTTGAGCTTGATCAGATTGCGCGACACCATCAAGCGCCGGTCTAGCTCGGTGCGAAGCTGCGGCTTCAGTCGCTCAACAGTGAAGCGCGCGACGCCCTGGTGATTCTTGATGATCTGGCCATCGTCGATCAGGCGCTTATAGATGCCGCCCAGCGTCCGATTCAACTCTTCGTTGAGCACGCTCTCGGGCGTCAGCGTCTCGGCTGCGGCGCGGCGGATTCTGTCGACCCAATAAGCAAGGCGCTCGGTGCTGTCGAAACCGTTTTCCTCGAACTCGCGGATGGCTTCCGTGATCGTCTGGTAGAAGGATTGGGCCATCAGATGTTGTGCGGTCTGGGCGCTTCCGGCTCGGGATCAGGCGTGGGCGGAACGTAATTGCGTAAATCGTCGTAGTCGAGAAGGAGCGGGCTCGTGAATAGTTTCTTCGACTCGTTGATATTGTTGGCGAACCACTCAACGAGCCGTGCTTTGTTGTCCGGGTCTAGATCTGGCTTCAGGACTTCAAGCGCCGCAATCAGCGCCTCCTGCTTCACCTTTTCCACCTTGACAAGCTCCGACTCGGGCTCCTCCATCAGCGAAGGCCAGGACGCCTCGAATGCATTCGCCCACTGATAGAACGCCTCGTTGTACGAAACGCCCTTGTACTCTGGAACATCCGCCTGAATCGTGGCGTAGAACTCCTCGCTCCAAGCCAGGCGCATGACGATGCGATCGAAGAATTCGTATAGCGGTTGGCCCGTCTGCCGTTCGTGGTTGATGTAGCGGATCAGGTCTTTCGCGTCTTCCGTTCCCTCGCCGAAGCCTTCAGCGTATGACTCGGAGTTGAGCAACTTGGCCGGCTGAGGAACCGCCGCGGCAATGTTCTCGAGGATGTTCTTGCGAGCCGTCGTCAGCGCGCCGTCAGCATTCAGCAGGTTCAGCGTCTCAATCTCCTCTTCCGGCGTGATGTTGATGACGTTGTTGGTCTGCGCTTCCTTGACGACGTTGCGCTTGATGCCCTGCAGAACTGCCATTGCGCGGTCAGAAATCGAGCCGGCCGGCTTCATCTTCGCAACGATCACGCCAACCTTGCGGCTGACCATGTCATCCGCAACCATCGTCTGTACGAACGACTTCAGCGGGAAGAGTGCGCGCTGATAGACCGACCGGCCCGTGTAGCCATATGCCGAGTTGGTGTACTCGATGTACAGCGGCGACTCGTTAAAAAACACGAGACTGCGCGACGGGTGATACTCCTGCCCGGCTGCCGTGACGAGCGTCGGCTTTTGGAAGTCAGGCGCGTTCGGGTCTTGGTTCAGCACCAGAGAGCCCGCAGTATTCAGAGGGTCAAGCGCATTGAAGTACAGCTTGTCCTCGATCTTCGCCAACTTCTCTGGGGCGATCGGCTCCTTTGTGTCGACTCCCTTCGCGCCAAAGACGATTGCCGATGCGCCATAAATCTTCGCCAGCCGCCACGTATTCGCGATGTGCGTGTCAGCGTTGATCTCGCGCCACTTGCGCTCGAAGGCTTCGCGCACGCGCTCTTCGGGCGAGTTCGGAATAGAAATCGTCCGCTTCTGGCTCATCGCCAGCTTGATCGGCTGATCGACGATTTTTGAGCCGAGCGGATGATAACTATAGATCGTTTTGCACAGCTCGTAGCTTGGCGAGTCGCCCGGCTCAATATCCTCCGCCACTAGCAGATTCATCAGGTTCGACGAAAGCGCCGATCCTTGGATTGTGATTTCTGCCATGCGTTGCTCTAGTTAGTTGCCCTCGCCATCTCCGAGGCCAATGGAAATCCCGTATGTGAAGCAGTCGAGCAAGTCGTCCGCACGCTTTGCTGCGTCCTTGTCGCCGATACGGAACCCGAGAATTTGGGAAAGAAGGTGGTTGCGGCTCTGACCTTTGTAGTCGGATATCTGGTCGTAGACCGCTTGGCTGAGCTTGACCATGCCTCGATGGACATAGCCGGAAATGCTCATGGCACGCTCGTCCTTGCCGACGCTCGTTAGAAGGGTCTTGATTGCTTCCGCAGCCCATCCACGACGGGCCGCTTGTTGCAGCAGGATCGATCCCGATCCCTTGTCCTCGATGTATGCACCGATTGCGCCGAATCGAGCCTTGGTGAGCTTCGCGTATTCGTCGAGCTGGCGATAGACGCTCGGCAACCATGATTCGAGCAAACTGCCTTCGATCTGGATAAGCTCGTAGCCGAGGATCACCAATGGATGGCCGATGTGCTTCGATATGGCCCAATACACGCATCCCGTTCCGTCGTTGTCAGAGCCAGCCTTAATCGCCGTATCGATCGTGCAGTAGACCGCATCGACGTGCAGCGGCATCGCGACCGGCTTGCCCTCATGCAGCAGTCGATCAAGCGAGAAGAACGCAACACCGGACCAGTCAACGAATTCGGCTTCGAATTCCTGCCGCCAGACGAGCGGGTGATTGGATTCCTTTTCCTTCGCCAGTTCGTCGGGCGGGACGTATGGATTCGCGGCGGTAGGTGCGTGGTGCTGCGTGAATCCGAGCTTCGGATCGTTGCAGATCGCCCAGAAGAAGTTTTCTTCGTCGATGCCGTGTGGCGTCGAGAATACCCACGCACCCCCGCGGCGCGTCAGCAGGGTAGGCTTGATAGCCCGCTCCCAAATCTGACGCATCTGGCCGTTCTTCGCGAAGGCTGTTTCGTCTAGCAGGACGATGTCGTATTCACGCCCCCGGCCAGCGAGCGGATTATCGTTCGTATGCCAGAAATCGACGATGCCGCCCGTCGTCGTGCGGATCTCGCCATCATTCTTGCTTGAGCGCCGTTTGACTGGCGACAGAATCTCCAGAATCTCGTCGAACGGCTCAAGAAGCTGCTTGTGCTCTGGCGTGAAGATGCCGATCTTCTTGCCCTTGGCGCCACCATTCGAAGCGATAGTCGTCAGCAAACGTGTCTTGCCAAACCGACGACCGCAGCGCACCGCATTAAAGCGGCCGCGGTTCCGGTAAATCTCTACCTGCCCGCTGTGAAGTGTGGGTAGCTGGATGACGGGCATGAGTAGATTTCACTTTGCCGCGTACTAGCGACTCTCATTTCATTATTCTAATCGGGCAATCCGCCTTCGATAGTCACCTTGGCATCGTCGATATTTGAATCTTTATTCGCACGAAGCAGATTCAGCCCGATTTCGCTTGCATCATTTGCCATGCGCGTCATGACGGCGATGCCTTTCAGTGCAGCAAGACTCTCTTCAGTCAAAGGCGCGGCATCGTCAATCTCAGCAACCTTGCTGTGCGCTATCCCGGCGAGGCGATGGGATGTGGCCGCCCCGAAACGAGCAGCCCCAGCCAAATGCTCGCTGATCGCCTTCAGGTCATCGGCAAGTGAACGAGCAGCAATTTGTTCAGAAACGTTTAGGAATGAAAGGGCGCGCTCCGTCTCAACTATTTGATTCGCAACGTTTTTTATCTTCTCATTGCGTTTCGAAAATCGGATCGATATCGCCGCTTTGCTTACGCCAAACTCGCGCGACAGAGCTGCTGCTGATTCGCCAGCCAACAGCCGTTTCCCGATCGCTTCCCATTGGACATCAGTCAGTTTTGACGGTCTTGCCATACCCAATCACGGGCATCGGCCCTTTCCTAGTTGATTCGCCACACCGGAATCGCCCCAGCTGCGGCGTTTTGTTTGTTCGGATACGTCTTCGCTTCCACTGGAGCGCCGCCAGCGTCCCAAATTGGGACTGCGCCGCCATTTTGTCCTTGGTCGCTTGGGAAAGGTCCGCTTCCTGTCGGGGGACTCACGACGCGAACGGGGATCGCTCCAGCGGCTTTCGCTTGGTCGCTTGGCCACGGGCCGGAACCAGGCTGCGACACGAAATAGACGGGCATCGCCCCATTGGCGTTGCTCTGTACGCTCGGCCATGGTCCCGAGTTCGGTTGCGATACCAGATAGACCGGGATTGCTCCGACCGATGCGTTCTGGTTACTCGGGTAAGTCATGGCTTTGTAGAATAGGGTGCCGGTTGCCCGGCGTGCAGCATTGCGCTGCGTGCGCCCCGTGACGCCAGAACTGGCGGGGCGGCGGTGATCAGTAGCCTGCGAGCATCAGAATCGAGGTCGCATTGTGAATGTGTGTCTTGGGAGCATCAAGCCTTGATTCTGAATTCAAAAAGATCGTGCTTGCGCTTCTGGCCGGCGATCATCTTCTCGGCTTCCTCTACCGTGCGGTAGCTGCCCCAACGTCGCCACTCGCGGTCAATGATGGGATCGATCCTAGCGGCCCATTTCTTGGCCGCGCAATATTCGACGATGATCGGCTTGTCCTTCTTCGCGCCTTTTCGTACCGGGCATTGCTCGACGATGCCTTCGCGTGCGGCCTTGGCTCGGTTGCAGTCTTCACGGTAGGAAGTGCTCATGCCGCTTCCTCGAACATCTCAGGCACCACGAAATTCCGTGCCACTTGGCCGAACCTCTCGTGATAAGTGATCAACTGGGCTGCGCGATTGGCAATGTAACCGCCTCGCGAGGCGTGGGCGTCCCGAGCGGCGAGCGTCGGATGCTGAACGACCGTCACGCCGTTGTATTCCTTTTCGTCCACGTGGTGGCGATGGCCACAGTGAATCTGTCGCTTCGCAGTATTGCCCCACATCTTGGGGAACTGAGCGGCGAATAGAAGCGGCAATTGCTCGTTCGTGACTTTGTGGCCATGGTGGAAACCGAGCATCACGTCGCCAAACTGATAAGCGTAGAAGGGCAATTCCGAATCGTTGACGGTCAGACGCGACTCATTCTCATAGAGCGCGGCGAACATATGGCGAAGCCACACTGAACTGGCCTCATCGTGATTCCCTTCGCAGATCGCCAAGTGCACTTGGCGATGCTTGCTCAGAGCATAGTTCACCAGATGGCGAACTACTCGGATCGCTGCCGCAACGATCTTCGAGAACCGTCCATCCGCATCAAGCACGTTCTTGTGCGCCGGCGTCAACGGCAGCAAGCCATCCGTATGGAGGAAATCGCCTTGGATCGTTAGGACGCAGTTAGCTGCGGCGGGAGCGGCTTGCACCAAGTGCATGAAGCTCGCGATCAACAGGTTCTCAGCGATCTTGAGGTTCCAGTCTGCGCCGCCTTCCTTATGCCAAGCTAGTTGCCCGACATGATAATCGGTGAATACGATCAGGTTGCAGAGCGCTTCATCAACCTTCGACGGGGAAGCGATAGGGCGCACGCGCGGCAACGTTTCAGCCATCGCGGCCGCAGCATCGCGCAAGATTTCTAGTTGACGGTCGCGGTCAAGAAAGCTCTTGACCCATTGTCCCTTGGGGTTTCCGTCTTTGTCGAAATACGTGCTGACGCCCTTGACCCCGAAGCCATCAGGGACCATATGCGTCATGTGATGCGCTGGCGACCAGCCTTGCTTTGCCGCAGCGACTTCCAAGCGATCAACCATGCGCGTCAGGGCGCTATGGTGAATGCCGAGCGCCCGCGCGGCTTTCGTCGGGCCGCCATGCTCATCGATCGCATTCAGCCATTTCAGCTCGGCTTCCGATGCGAATTCTCGCAACTTCGGATCGTAGGTGCGTGCCATGCGGTTCCTTGGTTACGATGAGAGATGCGCCGCAAACTCTCCGCAGCTATCGGTGGAATCAATCTCAGGCCAACGCGGCTCCGTCATCCCGCTTGACGGGTCATAAACGAAGGATGGTGGGTAGCGATGACAGTACAGTCCGTCGCCGCGCTTCAATCGCGCGTGCCGGCATTCCTTGCAGATGTGCTCAGGCGTCGCGACAGGAATCACTTTCGATTTGCGCGTTGCCATGAGAGCCTGCCGAAATGGTAGCGGGAGACGGACTTGAACCGTCGACCTTCGGGTTATGAGCCCGACGAGCTTCCAACTGCTCCATCCCGCTGCGTGATGTGGTCTGAGTGGATGGATTCGAACCACCGTCCTCCGCGTTCCAGGCGCGGCCGTCTGACCAGACTGACAATACACTCAGATAAGGAGGCTACTTTCGCGCGACCGCGTGACCCGTAGGTGGCTATCGCCAAGCGCGTCGCTAATTTCACCTTCTGCATAGGGCCCCGGATTTGAACCGGGACTGCACGGATTTGGAGGCCGGCCGGCTACCGTTACCATAGCCCTAAGCAGAGGGCGCGGACTCTGCCTCCGCGCTGCCGGCTTGCGTACCGGGGATTTCCTCAGTGAAGGGGCGCCAGAGCTTAAGACGTAGTCACCGGTTGACCTTCGCGAAGGTATGGGCGGGCGTACGCTACTGGTTTTTCATCTGGCGCAGACCTTCACAACTGCGCTCGCCATCGATGAGACCCCAACCGGAAGGGCTCGCAAGCGCATGTGTGAAGTGGCCCGTTGTGCCGCAGAGGTGGGCCATGCCTAGATGTTACGGCGATGTCGGAGCGCCTCCCGGCGAGTCCGTTGTCTCCTTGCATCAGGAGGTGCGAGTCCCTTACTGACATGGCGTCGTTCCGATCTATACTCGCGGAAGGAGGAACACTTTGGCGCCCATGTCAGCCGGCCCTTTCGGACCGTGGTCGTTTCGCGTGCCTGCCGATATATCCGCAACCCAAACTCAAGCTGTCAGATATAACACCATAGCCTAGGACCGTATCCGGCGACGCGGCCTCACGTCTTTGCTCCCGGCTGTTGCCGTTGATTGAATTGCCAGTTACGGCTCCGGCGTCCGCCCGATCTTGCGGCCGATTTACTGCTTATTCCGCCGGCGTGAAGTCAACGTAGAACTTATCGCCGACCTTGAACTTGCCAAAGAGCGCCGGATTCATGCATGCGAGATCAAGATTGGCTTGCGGCGACCAGCGGGCATACGTATTGTCCTCATCGCCCGTGCCATCTGAGTTGTATGCGCGGCCCAGACCGACTGCCATGAATGTGAGACGCTCGCCAATCTTCACCATCTCGCGGTTGTCTGGCGACCAGTTCGGCCCGCTGCCGGAGATATCCGACACGCCCTGTACCTGCAACTTTGCCCGTATTACCATCGCTATCTCCGATTTCAATTTTTCGCGAACGCCTCCGCTGCCTCATCCAGCCAAAGCGAATAGATCCACGCGACGCGAGCGCAAGCGGTCAGCCATTCGGCGATGAATTCGTTCATGGCTGCCTTGAATTTATGCCGCGTTGCACGGCCGGGGGGCGGGTTACGGCTCGCGAATGGGCCGCGGCAGGTCAAAGAGCGCTTCTGCGGCCTTGCGGGCTGGCGACCAGCACTCAGCTTCGCAGCGTTCCATCCGGGGCCGCTCACGCCGTTTCTCGCGCTGCTCGCGGGCCTGTTTCGCCTCAAGCACAAGCATCGGGTCACGATAGTGGTGCGAAGGAAGGGCGGACATGGCGAGCCAGAACGAAAAAGCCCGCTCGGCTCAAGGCTTTGCGGGCTTCGCGCATACTTATGGTACGGTATATGAAAGAGACTATATTCGACATTTTTTGTCGGGTCAAGCACTTTCTGAATTTTCTTCGCGAATCAGCATCCCGCCGTTTTCCAGCGCGCTGCTGAACGCCTGCCATGCTCGCGATTCCAGTCCTTTCAATGCGCCGACAATCTTGGCGTGCTGTTTGCCGGCTGTCTCTCGATGTACTCCGGCATCATCAGCAATTTCCTGGATTGTCACCTTGTGGCCGAAATGCTTTTGCACTGACGCGAGTCGCACTTCTCGATTCGACAGTTCGCCAGCCAAGGCCGCTACCGCATGGTCAGTCATGATGCTGATAGCCTCTCGCCAAAGCTCGCTGTCGCGCCATCCACTACAGCATGGCGAACTACAATTGCATCGGATCTGGCGCGTTGCGCAACGGGCGACCAATGACACGGCATGGCAATAGTCCAGCTTCGCAAGTTCGGCGATTACCATGCCAGCCTGGGCGGCCCCGTCCAGTCCTGACAACCCGCGACCGCTGCCGAGTGCGCCTTCTTGCATGAGCTTGGCGATGGGTGACAACGCATATTGCTGGCTCGCGAAATTCAGCGCGAACACGACTGCCTCATGCGCACTTCGAAAAATCCCTTCCTGGCTTGATCCTTCCACTGCGCTCTCCGCCTCTGCGTGAGCCCCGATGATGCAGGTGGTCTTCGGCCACCATTAGTAGTGCTATATGATACTACACAATCAAGGGGTTGTGCGAATCCCGTATTCATCCACAAGATTTTGTGCCTGCAATGCCACGTAATTGATCGAGCACCCGCTTAATCGTGTTCAGGCAGACCGAATCGAATCCGTGACCTTGCTCGATATCAATAACAACACCCATAAGCTCATAGACCTGTTTCGGCGCCATCTCGCGATATGTACGCAACGCCCGCACCTCGGCGATCAGGGCGAGGACAATCTCCGGGTCCATCGTCATGAAGAACTTCACCCGATGCCCGGTGACGCCGGATTCTGCAGCGCCCTTCGCCAGTTTCTCCAGTGCGTCAATGTCGATCATGCTGCCTCCTGTTCGTCAATTTGGCATTCGTCAAGTAGTTGTCGCGCCTTTCTCCAGTCATCCGGATGCCGCATGAAGGCTGCCTGCATGACTGCCGGTGAAATGGCGCGCGTCACTGGCTGATAACTAGAGCTAGCGCCGTAGAACCGCGTTGCCATCTGGATTTGCTCACTGGCTCGTAGGTAGTCGAATCTTTCATGAACGTCTGCACGGCCAGGACGCGTCAAAGCGTCGTCAAGGCGCTCTGGGTAATTCGTGGTCAGGATGAAGATTCGACCATCAGGCGTTCCGATGCCGTCCAATGCGTTCAGTAGACCCGCTTTCGTGACGCCACCGATTTCCACCTTCGTCGGCGCACCATCTGATTCATCTTTAATGGCTCGACTCTTGGATGGCGTGGCGCAATCGATATCTTCGATCAGGATAATTGCGTTCTTCGGTGCCTCCGAAACTGCGTCGAACAATTGGTCGTCATTTTCAAGCGAGCCCAAATTTAGGGCGCACACGGGTCGCCTGATTGCCCCGGCGATAGCAAGGACGATAGAGGTCTTGCCAGTACCTGGCGGCCCGGAAAACAGATACCCACGGCGGTAAGGAATTCCGCGCTCCGCATACCATTCCCGTGCACCAGAGAACCATGCCATATCAGCCATGATCCTCTCGCGCTGGCCATCCTGAAGCACCAGACTTTCCAGCGCACGGGGCGTTTTTCCGGGAACTGGCCGCCACCAGCCGCCGCGATAAACATGGATTGCAACAAGCGTGGTTTGGGTGGCGATCTCTTCTGCCTGCTCGATAATGCGGCGCATGATTTCCTGTGATCGCCCGAGCGTGCGGAATTCGATCTTCTCAATGGTTTGATTGTTATGCGACTTTCCATCTTCGAAGGCGCGCGCAAAGAAAATAAGTCTGGCCTCCCACCAAAACCAGTGCGAGCCATTGCCGGGGCTCAGAAGCCATGACCCGGCCTCGGTCGAGTCATCGATATGCCCCTGTCGGCCCATTGAGCGCAGGATGACGCGATGCGTCCGTTTTGCATATTCCTGGTTTGACAACCACCGATCGATCCATCGAAATACCGGATCGCGGCTATCAACCGTCATGTGAACGGTGAACGTACGGAGCCCAATGCCATAGATCATCTTTGGCAGGTTCTTCGCCTGATAGACGAGGCCTCCGATTATTGCTGTGGCGCTCATGCCGGTGGCGATAGGATTCTTTAGGATAGTGTCGATGATCTCGATCATGCTTCCTCCACAAAAACAGCCTTAAACCCCTGACGCTCGGCCCATCGCTTAGCGATCGTCTCGTCCTTGAAAATCTTCAGCTCGCCGTCTTCCCAGAAGCAGAACACGTAGCTGCGCCGACTGTTCCAGCGGCGGAATTCAATGGTGTTGGTCATGTCAACCCCTACCAATCCGAACCACTGCTAGACGAACCCGCGTCAAAGCTGCTCGATGAACTATCGCAACTGCTGCTCCCCGAATCCCATGATTTGGACGAACTGCCGTAGTCATGGCTTGACGAGCAATCGTGGCTACTGGATGTCGTCGATGCGTCAAAGCTGCTGCTCGTCGACGAATCCGAGGACGAGTAGATCGACGAATGGAGCGGATTGAACGGGCTTATCGGGCTCAGCGGATTGAGTGGATTCAGTAGGTCGGTCGAATCGTCTTGCCGCATCCCTTGATATGCGCTGTAGGCTGAACGCGGATAGGCTGGCGATCTGCGCTCATTCGTGACCGATGTCGTTACGGTTGCGGCTTTCGTCTTGCGGCTGAACAGTTTCTTAAACAAGTTCATGCTTCCTCCATTTCGTCATCTTCGGCTGCCGGCGATTTCCCAATGAAGTCCGATTCCGCCAGCACTGGCGCATCAAGCGCCTTCCGCATCTGATCGAGCGTCCAATGTGGATCGCCGTCTTCATCCCATACGATCCCGACTGCGTTCTCCGTGTAGCCCCACGGCACGCCGGCATCGTCGTAATAGACCTCGTGGATGGCTCGCCATGTTTCGCCGTTCGTTTGATGCTCAACTACTCGGTGGTTCCAGGTCATGTTGCCTCCCGTTTAACTACCTTGCCGCAGCGCGTACAGACATCGGCGACGTAGATGCGCTTCGTGCGCGCCTCGATTTCCATGATTGATTGGTACGGCGCAAGTAGATCGGTTCGCGCGGCTAGCGGAATCAGGTCATACCTCACCTCAAACTTGCACCCGCCGATCCAGCGGCCGGCGCGCGGGCAGTCGTTGGTCATGCTCCCTCCCAATAAAGCCGCTCAGCCGTCGGCGGAATAGTCTCGAGCGTATCGAGATCAATGAAAGTGAAATACCCATCACGCGTCCAGCCCCCGGTGTCAATGTGATAGACGTTCCCAAGAATGGTGGGGCGCTTGAGCGGCGTATGGCCGACGATGACCGCTCGTACATCGGGCACGCCGGATAGATCCTCGTTTTGGATTCGGTCGCGGCACCAGAGACAATCGTTCGTGATCGCCTTCAGCTTGTTGTTGCTCGTCACCACCGAGAACGCATCGATCATGCCGCCCCATGTAGGCCCGGAAACGTCAGCGTGAACGATGCCAACGATGCCGCCGCTCGTCTCGACTTCGATCGCATAGGGCAGCATGACGAGCGCATCGGCGAAAGGCGTTTGCTCTTGCGGCGTCTTACAGACCAGCCACGAGCCGCCGTTCATCAAATAATGTTGCGTCTCGCGTGTGCCATGTGTGAATCGAATCGCCATATCTTCATGATTGCCCTGTACCGGATGGAACCACGGCTTATCGAGCCATTCGAGTACGCGCTCGGATTCCGGGCCGCGGTCGACAAGATCGCCGACCGAGAACAGGCGGTCGCGCGATTCATCAAATCCGAGAGTGGCGAGGGCGCCTTCGAGTTTCGTGAAACACCCGTGGATATCGCCCACCGCGAAATCACGGCCGACTGCGTTGCGCTCGAAGCGCTGTACGAATACGTTTTTCAAGCCGCCTCCATTTCAATCCCAAGCTCCTGCTTGGTCTGTTTCAACAAGTCGGCCTCGGTGCCGTAGCGCCGCTCGAATTCCTCCGGGCCTGCGTGGTACGCCACACCCCAGCCGCCGAGGCGATGATGCGGAGGGCAAAGCGGTATCGTGTCCATGTTGCTCGCCCGTTGTCCGCCACCCGCCAGGTATCGAACGTGATGCACTTCTGCGGGCGAGTCGCCGAATCCGAGGTTGCGGCAGACGACGCAGCACATGCCGGCGACTACACCCATATGTTCGCGCTCGGCAGCCGTCGCCCGTTTCTTCACCCGGCTCCTGATCCCCGCCTGCCGCTTCGCCGTCTTGGCGTCGGCTTCTGGCAAGGGTGAGCTTTTGCGGGACCATGAGCCGCGCGACATCGGTTTCGATCGTGACTTGAATCCGGAGCGCTTCACAATGCCCTCGCTTCCGCGCGTCGCGTCGCTTCGATGGTCCGCCACGCTTCAATTTTCGCTTCAGCAGCCGTCATCAGCCAGCGAAGCGATTCCTCTTTTTCGGTTGCCTCCTGCAGTGCGGCCAGTACTTCGATATAACCGTCGTCGGCGTAAGCCTCACGCTCCTGTATGGCTGCCGTCTTGTGTCCGCGCATTTCCGCCGCGCGCATCAGCAAAGCCTTCTTGCTCTTGCGGAAGTTCTCCAAATAGACCCTCTGGGCCTTGGCTTGGGCATAGGCCGGCGCGTTGTCTCTGATGAAATCGAGCGCACGGAAAATATTGATCTGGCTGTCGTCGTCGCTCATATACGCTCCCAAATCGCATATCCCACCAAAATGACCCACACTGGCGATAGCCAGATGCAGGCACAGATGAAGTATTTTCTGAAATTACGGCAGCCCTGTAGGAAGCCGCGGCAGAATGCACTCACGCCTTGACTCCCGTGAAAATTCGAATCACGCGGCGAGCCAGCGACGCACGCGGAGTAAAAACGGAAATCCTTTTCGCCCATTGCATTCCGAATACCAATTCTCGCAATAGCTGCCGGTGCGAGTGCATCGCCAAAACTCTCGCATCATTCCGTAACGATGCGCGCAAGTAGCGCAACTGCGTTCATCATTCATGCCTGGCTCCGAGATATTCTTGCGTCGCGTGGCGCTCGAGAGAGTCGATCAGATCCTTCAGCTCATGCACGAGCGTCAGGGCGCTGCGGTTATCAGTAAAGCCCTTGGCTGATGCTTCGGCGATTTGATGGCTCAGATTCGAAACGCGGGCTACGAGTTCGGCGGTATTGCTCATGCGGGCTCCCCATGTGCTTGCAGTATTCGTTGCACAATAAATTGCAGCCAGTCGATTGAGTTCTGGTTTGTGATCTGATGCATCTCATCGTAGTAAGATGACAAAGCGCCCTCTGAACGATGACCAGGAATAGACGATCCCGCATGCTCGGGCCGCACGATGTGCCAAGCGATTCCACCGCGACGCTTGATGGCCTCGTATTCGTTAGGGAAGCGGCAGTCATCGACCACGACGTTGAATCCGCTATTGAGATAGGAGCATGTTTCCTCTTCCCACAGTCCCGTCCAAAAGTTCTCGCCGATCAGGTCGCGGCCCCATTCGGTTCCGAGCGTGACCATGGCGTGCCGCGGCGTCTTACCGCAAAGCAGGTTGCACGGCACTTCTTTGAGTGATCCATTGACTTCATCGTCATTAAGCCCAATGGCACGCAGCATATTCTTCAATGGGCCAGCGAACTTGACGAGCTTGTAGCCATGTTCGTGAGTGAGAAAATCGGCTACGGTCGATTTCCCTGCACCCGCATTACCGACGAGTGCAATAACTTGCGGATAGTTCACGACCGCTCCTTGTCGAGTCCAAGATAGGTGCGCCAGTAGACTTTGCCTTCTGGCGTCTTGAAGCCCCAGCTATTCGTCCGCCTTCCCATCGCGAAGATAGACTTGGCTTGCGTGTCAGCGGGCAGGATCAGACGGTGGAAGCAAGTCGCCTTGCGGAACACGATCGCACCCGGGCCACGCCAGAAGATGCCGAAGTCGCGTGCTTCCTCAAGTTCGTTTTTGTCCCAATCGTCCGGGTTGTGGCGGGAGCACAGATCCAACAGGAATCGGTACGCAACCGGACGACGCAGCGCCAGCATCGTCGGCTCGAAAACCTCCCAGTAGCCACCATCAAGCACGATCGACAGCGACCACGACGGGTGATCGTGCAGGTGCCGGTCGCGGTCGCTGCGCAGGATCGTGTGCGCGCGGATCGCGATGTGGTGGCACAGCCAGCGATAGAGCGCCGACGACTTCGGGCGAAATCCCATCTTCCATAAAAGGTTGTCGCCATTGCGCTCCGGGCTTCGGAAGCCGAGAACCCAATCGCGCAGCATATAGCCCGGAAGATCATAGTAGGGCGTTGCGCGCGCATTCTCATGCATTCGCAGCAATTGCTTCAGCACAAACGTTTTCATTGCTTCCTCCATGCGGCGAATAATCTGCGCACGCTATATGATTTGATAAACGAAACCACCGTAAAAATCCCCGTCAAGCTCACGTTGTCCATCAAGCCGATGTGCATCCCGTAGTAGGGCATCACGATGTAATTAGTGACGAGCCCGACGATGCAGCCAACGATAGTGCTAGTAGCTGCCTCGATGACGGATGCGCGGCGGGATTGCATTTAGGAAGGTTCCCTTATTGCCCATTGGAATGCCTCGACATTCTTAGCAACCGAAATTTTCGACGCGACATACAGATGTTCTTTGTTGGCATCGATAAGGACCATCACTCGACGACGACATACGCCAAGCTCCGCAGCGATTTCCTTGGTCGTCATTTCCTTGCCGGCAAGCATTGACCGCATACGCTCCCAGGCTGGGCGCTCTTGAATATTCGGGCGCTTCAACCCCATACCGCGCGCCGTCGTTTCGATAGACCTTTTGGTGTGCCTCGACAGAAGGACGCACAATTCGCGCATTGGCATAGACGTTGGATAGTGCGTTTTGATCAACTTCAGTTCCGATGTCGTATAGCTTTCCCATGGGCGGGTCATTTCGTCACCTGTACGATCAGAGATGCAAAGTGGTTTCCTTCGCCGACATCGATAATTTGGCGCATCGCCTTCTCGCGTTGCCAGTGGCGCCTGTACTTCTGAGCCATGCCGATGTTGGGGTAGGGCTTATCCTCCTTATTCCCGATCGCATAGATCGCCGGCCGTTTGAAGCTACCTGCAGATGCCTCGTCATAATCCGTGACATAGAACGCCTTGATCTTGCCTTTCCGCGCTTCGGAGATAGCTCGGCGAACCGAGGCGTAAGGGCGGTCGATCTCTTTGGCGATTTCCGCCGATGTCATCGGACCCTCAAGCCTGAGAATGGCGATGATTTCAGTGCGAAGCGTTCCGGGTTGTTCCATCATGCAGCCTCCAAAAGTGATACTTCAAACTCCGTCTCACCCTCGCCAGCCTCGATCCGCGCCGTCAGCTTATTGATCGTGTCGACGACAAGCTTTCGGCTCGCGACTTCCAGTTGCGCGTCGTGCACGGCAATTGCGGCACTGACCGCCTCTGCCTCACCGCTTTCGAACTTCCACGCGCCCGTTAGATTTGCGCGCTTCTTCGTCGCCACGATTGCCGCCATCCCGCGCTCGATTTTGGCCAAGTAATCAGTACCAACGTCATGCAGGGCGAGTTCACGAGCAACGTCCAGTGCCGATGCGAGCACGTACAGTGAATCCTTGTCGCCGCCACGAATCAGCCTCTCAAGCGCCACATGTGCGGCGATTTCGATATCGCGCTGGGCGTCGGCGCGCATGGGTGATGTCTGGACGACGTGTTCGATGATTTGGGCGCAGCGCTTTGCCGTGCGGGACGTGTCGTAACGCTTCGCTCCCTTACGCTTCTTGCTTGCTGCCATCGCTCACCTCCATAACGCCCGCGCGGGGCCTCGTCAGATATTCGATTGCTTGTTCGATCGTCTCGATTACGTATGCCTCGCCACGCCAACTTCCGAACCAGATCGCCTCGTCGTCGGTCAGCTTTCGCTTGCTCAGTGGCTGCTTCGGGTCTTTCAGTTCGAACAAGACGGTGCGGCCCCTGTAGCCAACCGCCAAATCAGGGCAACCGTTGCCGACTTGATGGATTGGCGTAACGCTCGCACCGATCTTCCGAAGACCGACGACGATCTCGGCTTGATTGTCATCAACGCGCGCTGCTCTTCTCACGCTTCCACCCCGTTCGCACTCCTACGCGCCATTCCTGTTACTCGCTCCATTTCTCTCATCCTCTTAGTCCTTACTCGAAACCTCGGCGAGCCTTTTGCGGCTCCGCGCGTGGGGTTGGCGCGTAACCCAGCGCAAGGTCTGCGAACCGCTGATATTCACCAGCGAACGCGAGGCGCACCGGGCCAGTTTCGCCATTGCGTTGCTTGCCTACGATGATCTCTGCCGTGCCACGATCCGGCGTGTCCGGGTTGTAGACCTCATCACGGTAGAGCATGAGAATCACGTCCGCGTCCTGTTCGATGGCACCAGAGTCCCGCAGATCGCCCATAGTCGGGCGCTTGTTAGGACGCTGTTCGACGCCGCGATTGAGCTGAGAAAGGGCAATCACTGGAACGTCGAGTTGTTTGGCAAGGCCCTTCAAGCCCGCTGAGTAGCTGCCAATCCGCAAGTCTTGCCGTTCTTCGCTTCCGCCTGTCATCAGGCCGATGTAATCAACTAAGATCAAATCCAAGCGGCCGGCGCGGCGCTTAATGGTGCGGCTGCGGCTCACGATCTCGGCGAGTGATAGCCCTGATTGATCGTCGATTAGCATTTGCATTTCAGACATCACCTGAACTGCATGCGTCAGGCGCGGCCAGTCATCGTCAACGATCTTCTTTCCGTCGAGAACATGATCCAAGCGGATGCCTCCGACACGCGCAATGTTGCGTTGATGTAGCGCTTTCCCGGACATCTCGAGCGAGAAGACCAGCACCACGCCGCCATCCTGGGCGATGTTTCCGGCTACGGCCATCGAGAACGCCGTCTTGCCCATGGATGGGCGACCAGCTACAACGATCAACTCCGAACCGCGCAGGCCTCCGCCAAGCTTCGCATCAAGATCGCGGAAGCCCGTAGACACGATCGGCAGTTCTGCGCCGTGGAAGCGTGCGTCGATCTCTTCAACAATGCTCGTCAGGATCGGGCCAACCTCTTTCGGCGCAAAGCTGCGGGCCTCGGCCAACGGCTCGAGACGCTCCTGTGCTTCGGCGATGATCTCAGCGGCGGTCTTGCCGGCGCGGTTGTGCACCATCGCACCGATTTCATCGACCGCCGAAAGCAGCCCGCGAAGCTGCGCACGCTCGATGACGATCTCCGCATAGCGCCGGATGTTCGCAGCGCCCGGCGTGTTCTGCGCCAACGAATTCAGGTACGGCAGCCCACCGGCCTGATCGTCTTTGCCGCTAGTGCAAAGCCATTCGTAGACCGTCACCACGTCAGCACGACGGTTCGCCATGATCATGCGCGTGATGCAATCGAAGATGATCCGATGGTCGTAGCGATAGAACTGGTCGGCTCGCAATTCCGGAATGCGGTCGATCGCTTCGTTTTCGATCAGCAGCGCGCCAAGCACCGATTGCTCGGCTTCCTGGCTATGTGGTGGTACGGCGAGGTGACTTTGATCGAGATATTGCTGCTCGGGTGCGTTCATGCTGCTGCGTCCTTGTTAAATTGTCCGCCTTTCACTTTCGTAAAACCGTCACGACCGATAAGCCAGTCAAATCCACATCTCGGAGGTACATCAACGTTCTCCGCTACCCACGGGAAATACCGCTTCCAAAACGCCGGGTCTTTGGCAACGAAAGTCCGGAAATCGTCAATTGCATCTGCGCGCTCGCCAACAAAGACATCCACATCCGCCAGACCCAGCGAATCACCAAGGCACTCGTTGTAAAGCGCCATAACCTCGAGCTGCTCTTCCGTGTAGGACACGGTCAACTCATCCTGCCAGCAGGCTTTATTCAGCCATGTCGCGCCGTGCTTGATATACTTCTTGACCTTCCATTGCTCCGATCTCTTGGCGAGGGCAACGGCCGCCAAGATCTCAGCGAGCAAGTCGTCATCAGGGTTAAGCTTTTCGAACGCCTTCAGGGCGTCCTGCTTTTCCGTTTTACGCGGGTAAGCCGACCAAAAAATCTCGAAGCGTTCGCGAAGCGAGCGCGGGAAGATTTTTGTCTTTTGTTCTATGTCTTTTGGAAGGTTGTCTTTTGTGTGTACAGAATCTGTACTATCGACCTGTACAGATTCTGTACTAGCGCCACCCTCATTCTGTACACCCTGTACATCTTCTGTACCCCTGTACAGATTCTGTACACCCTGTACAGGTTCTGTACGCTGATAGAGCGTCGTGTTCCGGAGTAACGGATTGCCCCAACTGGCACGAATCAGATCCTTTTCCGCTTGCTCGGCTTCTTCCCGACTCCCGTACGTGGCGATGACCTCCTTCCTCAGTTCAGCCGCCTTTACGGTCGCAATCCAATTGCCAGAGCCGATATAGCGGTCCTGGTTCGGATGGCATGCGCAAGATCTGACGCCCAGATAGAACTCACCCGTCGCGACTTTCGTCGTTCGATATGTGTAGTGGAAGGTGCACTCGATTTTGTTTCGCTGCACTCGTTCCTTGGGTTCACCATTGGAATCGAGCTCAAGCCACTGCCGGTAATTCTTGTTGATCTCGATCATGTTGCCGAAGCGGCCTGGCTCCTTGAAGATGACCTTCATGGCCGCAAGGTGGCCCAGCGTTTCGGAAACATGCGAGCGGTGCATCGCGCAAAGCTCTCCAATCTGCGAAGCAGAAATGTCATCCCGCTTCTTGTTGTACCCGTACAACTTCCGGATCAAACCCATCAGAACGCGCATTTGCCTAGCCGAAAACGGGAAGGCAATGATTGCGTCGAGCAATTCATTGGCTATCCGAGTGTACCCGTCTTCAAGTTGCGGCGTTTCTTCTTGCACGCTTTCATCCAGTTAGCCTTGGCTCTTGACTTCCTTCGTCTCAACGCGCGCGCCGATCATCTTCATCATCCATTCGCAAACAACCGGCACTTGATCAGGATGTAGGGCGATGATTTCGTCCTCGCCGCCATCCTCTTGAATGAGGAGGAGATATCCGGCCTCGTCAACCTTCACTTCAAGCTGACACATCTTCATTTCACTTCCCCTTAGTCAGTCCCAGCAGCGCCTTCTGCTGCTTCTCGTACTGCTCGAGCTTCCTGATCGCGTCCCACGCATACCACCCGAGAGCCTGATCTTGCGATTTCGTCATCCGATGCAGCAGCTCGAACACTTCCGCTAGCAGCGGATCGGAATGAACTGGCTCGGGCGCGTTCATCTCACCCCCAGCGCCGAATACCATTCGACAAAGTCGCAGACCGTGACAACGGCCAGGGTCGACAGCAGGAGCGCAGCCGAGACCAGAATGAAGGTCTTCATGCGAGCCACGCCCGCGCCATGAACGACGCCATGAAGAACCAAATCGTGAAGATGCTCATGCTGCCTCCTGCTTGGCTCGCTCTGCGATGAATTCCTCGGCAGTCTTGTCCTTCTTCTTCATGTTGCATGGGACGCAAGAGGCGACGAGGTTGCCGGGCTCGTCGGAGCCACCCAGCGCCTTCGGCATCATGTGCTCGACATGCCATTTGCCGTACAGGTCGAGCGGCATGCTGCAGTAGTGGCAGCAACCGTTCGATTTCTCGAAGACCTGACGACGACGGCGCGGGATGCGCTTTTCTTCGACCCGCGCCGATCTCACTTCATCGATCAGGGCTCGGGTGGCATCTTTGGCCTGCTGCACACGCTCGGCTTGCCGGCGTTGGCGCTCGGCAATGATCATTGCGACCAGGGAATCGAAATAATCGCCGTAACTGGTCACAAACCATCGAGCCTGGGAAATGGCGGCGGCTTTCGTATCGCCGATTCCAAATGGCACACCGCAAGACCTTTCAATCACAAAATAGCGGACCTCATCGAGTCCACCCTTGACGTACGGTGCCGACGACATCCAGAATCGTTGGAATCCAAAAACGCCGCCGATCATCGGACGAACGCACCCGATGCCGAGAATTTCGAAGCTGTCGGCGGTATCCGCGAACCCAGCGATGACTCCGGGCCATTCTTCAAAGTCTGGAAGGATTCTCATGCTGCTCCCGGTGTTAAGCCGCCTCGATACCCATGAACTTGCGCGGATCGACGCGGAACATTTCAACCTCAACTGGCGTCAGGAATTCTTCTCCGCGAGCCGCCAGCGTTCTTTTGTTGCCGAAGTACCGTGCGTACGTCTTGGTCTCAACATCGATCACGACGAGCGCCGGGCCGTTGAAAATTCGGTTCTCTGTCATGCAGCCTTTTCCTGTTTCGCTTCAGCTAGTTTTTGTGCGACCAGCGCTTCGACCATCGCCTTCATCTCGTCCGAAATGTCGGGCTTCGGGATCATTCGCTCAAGTTCCGCTTGACGCTTTCGCGCGTACTGCGAGATGGCCGTGTTAGAGCAAAGTCGCTCGAGAATCGCTTCTTGATCGCTCGTCAGATATCCCTTGCCTTGCTTGACTTTAGCCAAGTGCGGCGGACGGAAGCCAAGATACCCAGCAATCTCACCTTCGCTCAGGCGCCGAATCCGCCTTTCCAGACACAGGCAAACCGCATCGCCGAACGTCTTGCATTCGTCGATCAGCGTCCGCTCCAAAGGGCGAGGCGGAGGGATTGTCATCAAGACCGGAAGCACCAATTGAGCCAAGGCATCAAAATTTTTCATCGATTTCACCTTATCTTTGCTGTTGTGTGCCCTTGCATTAACCGTTGGAAGGGACGCAACATAAAAGCGACTCAACGGCCGCTTTCTCCCTATGCACTACTACCAACTCAGCCCGCTAATCGCAGGCCAACATCAGATAAAAAGGAGCGACAGCTTCGTCGCCCAAACCGTTACACGTCGGGGTGGCGTGTACGGAGACCACTTGGAGGCCGCATCGTGTATCATTGCGGCCAAATTTTTAGCCTTCGGGGTATTCCTTCGTTTTACTGACAGATCCCCCGGCCGGAGGTTGAGCATCATCTGTTGTCGACTTGCTCTCGGCCCGAACTTCATCAAGCAGCGTCTGAAGCTTCATGTGAATATCGTGGCGAATGTTGGTGCCGCGCCTGCCGGTCTTGATGGCAGAAACGGTAGACTGGTGGACGCCGGAGCGACGCTGGATTTCCAGTTGCGTCAGTCCGCGCTCCGAGAGTTCCTTGACGATGTCGGCTGCATTCATGGTAAGAACCATAGTATTGCATTTGTACTTGATCTGCAAGTACCAATGCGCTTGCACGACCTAATACACTCGCAATATGAGAACTTTCGGCGATAGAGTCCGCGAGACGCGCGAGAGCTTGGGAATGTCTCAGGATGAGCTGGGCAAGGCTGCAGGCATTTCGCAATCGACTGTTGCGCAGATCGAACGGGGAAGAAACAAAGGATCAAAACACATCCTGGCGCTCGCCCGAGCGTTGGGAGGGGTAAGCGCAACCTGGCTACAAAGCGGCAAAGGGGAAATGCGCGAGTCGCCCAAGCACAAAACAAGTGCGGACGATGCATCGATAAGAGGCGAGAAGACGCCCCTCCTTAGGGAAATTCCTACTCAGCGTCGTCTTAAGATCTGGGAAACGTCGGTACAATTTGGCGCAAACGTTCTACCATTGCCTAGAACGATCCCTGTTTTGTCGTATGAGATGGCCGCTCAGATGACTCCCCAGACTGATCCCAACACTATCGGCGCACCCATCGGCACCGTAACGATTCACCAGCCGATGTCGGGGGCCGCGTTCGCGGTTCTGATCCATGACGCCGCAATGGAGCCTAAGTTTGATCGGCTTCATGTCGTGGTAACGATTGATCCAGCTCGCGCCCCAAAACCGGGCGACATCGTGCTGGGCCGGATCCGCGGCGGCAGCTCGGTCGTGCGCAAGTACAAAGAGCTGGGGCTAGACGAACGAGGCAAGATGACGTTCGAACTCGTCCCACTCAACAGCGACTTCGCGACGCTGCATAGCGAGAGGGATGGCCTCGAGGTGATTGGAGCGATGGCCTCCTTCACTCACTATGTAGACGAATGGGCGCCATCCTGATCGGGGAAAGCCATGGCTCTGATTAAGTGCCGGGAATGCGGCACGGAGATAAGCAACAAGGCGACCGCCTGCGTGAAGTGTGGCGCACCAGTCAAGAAACCAGCCACCAAGGCGCGGCAAGCCATTGCTGCGATCCTGGCCCTCGGGTTTGTGGGATATCTTGCTATCGGTCTGTCATCCAACGGCAGACCTGCTGCTGGCTCGAGCGCGAAGACGGGAAAGCCGGAATCTGACGTCTGCAAGAAGGACGATATCCAGTGCCTCGGCGACAAGGGCATTGTGGCGGCCAGTGTCTATTGCAAGGATCAGGTCGAGCGGCTGGCGGCGCATAGCGTGCGCTGGACGGACGGCACATTCGAACTGAAGTTCAGTCGCTTCCGCTGGGCCGACAAGGCGGCAGGCACGATCACATACGTTGGGGATAAAGCCGAATTCCAGAATGGATTCGGGGCCTATACACCCGTGACCTATGAATGCGATCTCGCGGCAGACAACAAGACAGTGCTAGATGTCCGCGCGCACGAAGGACACCTTCCCGGCTAACAATTAGTCGGATCATTTCGCTAGACGCCCGCCTCGCGCGGGCGTCTTCACATCCGTAATACCACCTAGAAAATTTCCTTAGATTTTGAGTGGGAAAGTACTTGATCTTCGCAAGTACATTTGCAATAATGAATCATCGCAGCACACAACGCACCACGGAGCCAGCCATGACTAAGTACGGACACGAAGTGAAGGTTGGCGATGTACTCCGCGCCTTTGGCCGCGAAGTCCAGGTCAAGTCGATTCGTCCGTATCAGGGGTTGTTTGGCGAAGTGCTTGGCGTTCGCAGTCAGGTTGCAGCGTTTCACGGCACGACGATCGAAATAACGTTGCCCGAACATCAACGATTTGAGTTGGTTTAAGTAGGAGTCAGCCATGTTCAACCTCTACGACTTCTTCGGACGCTGGATGACCGCCTTCGGTCTCTGGTCATGGCAGCAGGATTGGAGTTGCGCATGCGAGATCGTGAAGATGCCGGGCAACGGTGGGATTGGAGAGGTTCCGGCGATGTTTGTCGGTTGCTGACCAACACAACCCGAAGGAGAGCAGCGATGAATGCCAATCTTTCTAGCCAGTTGATCGATTCTCGCGCTGCACGAGATGCGGCGTTACGCAACGGTCAAGGCGCAGCCTATGTGCGCCACGCAAGGGTGGTTCGATTGCTCGCAGCCCAGATCATCGGCATCGGTTGCTGACTAACCCCTCCCGCTACAGGAGAACGACGATGGCAACCGAAATTTTGATCTTCTATACGGCTCGCGATGGGTCGGGCTATTTCTTGGAAGGATATGGGGATGATTTTGGCGCATCTGGCAGCATCGACCGCGCTAGAACGTTTGCAAACAAGAAAACCGCAATGGGTGTCGTGCAATCGTGCGCCGCGCGTTGGCGTGTTCCCGTCGAACGTTTCACACTTCTCAAGCGCGCCTGACCAACCGCGCCCGCCCTGCGGGCAATCACACCACATTGGAGGTAGAAGAAATGCAAGCAATGAAGCAAGAAGTCGAACTGCCTGAACTCAACGAAGGCGAGATCTACATCGGAAGGATCAGCAACACGGCCGGCGAGCTGCATCACGTCATTCTGCTTCCGGGTGACAACGACGACGCGACCTGGCAGGTCCAGATGGGTTGGGCAAAGAGCATCGGTGGCGATCTGCCGACTCGTATCGAGCATCTGGTGCTTCTGGCCAATCATCGCGATCAGTTCGAACGCGATGCATATTGGTCGAACGAGCCGGACACCGACCCAGCCTATGCCGGCTGGGCGTGGTGCCAGCACTTCGGCTACGGCAACCAGGGCAACCTCCTCCAGGGCTACGAGTTGCGCGCCCGCGCCGTCCGCAGACTGATTATTCAGTAATTCGGTAATTTCTGTTCAAGATGAGCACCAGCACCGAAATTGAGCTCCGTGACGATGCTTCTGCTGAGTCGGCAGCTGCCATCATCACCTCTCAAGGAAAGGTGGCATTGCTTGATGCGGAAGATTTGGCGTTGGTTATGGACGTCACATGGTTTTGCAACAGCGGCGGCTACATGCAGGGCAGGAAGCGGGTTGACGGACAGAGAAAGACAATCTTGATGCATCGTGAAGTCATGCGGTTGATGCCGGGGGATAAGCGTGTAGTTGACCATATCAATGGAAACAGGAGCGACAACCGCAAGTCGAATTTGAGGATCTGCACAAACGCAGAGAACCAAAGAAATCGGGGGAAGAACAAGAACAATACTTCCGGATTTAAAGGGGTGACGTTCCACAAATTTTCTCGCCTTTGGAAGGCGATGATCAAAGTGGATGGAAAGGATATTTTCCTCGGGTATTACAGAACTCCAGAGGAAGCGCACGAGGCCTATTGCAGCGGAGCCGAGAAGTATCACGGGAGATTTGCAAAAGGTTGATTTGTTTTCAGTGGCGAGTATCGAGATCGATATTCTCTACTGCGAATAGCACGCAGTACCAGCGCCAACGGGCGCGCCTCGAAGCTGAGGATGTTCTTTAACAGCGTGGAATCGAGTGTTAGTCAGTGCTGGCGACTTGCGGCGTGGAGAGTAGACACGCAACGCAAGCAGGAGCCGGCCTGCAACCCTAGCGCATTGAATGGGAGCCATCCCGATTAACTACCAAGTTCTTCGGCTCCGCGCAGCGCAGGTGGGGTTACAACAGTTAAAACGGGTAGCCGGAGTCACGACCGGCCAAGCCGCCAGCCCTGACGACATTCGATCCACAACGTAGCGATAAAAGGTGTCACGGCGAAAGCCCGAGCGCACACATGTCTGACTCCTGCCACATGAGAGTAGTACGAAGAGCAGAAATGGCTGAACCGTATCGACGGGAATGCTTCCGAAAGGCGCCGAAATGGATCATTGATGGCGTGGTAATCAATGAGCTGAGTAACAACCCGGGAAGGGTAGCAGTAGTTTCACCGCATCGGTAGCCGGAGCCTGCATAGCAGGGTGTAGCCGGTGCCGATGCGGGCAAGCAGTTCTTCTGAGTGAGTCGCTGAACTCCCTACGCGACTGAGTATTCGCGAATCTGAGCCGTATAAGACGCCGTGGCCGAAGTGTCTGGCGCATCGCAGTAGGTTAGCCGAAGGTCGCTGTATAGCGCCAGCACTCACCCAGAAGAATTGCAGCAGTACCGAGCCCACTCGATGACGACTGAGTGCTCAACTGGCGAGAAACAAGTACGTTCGACTGGCTGCCGTAAGCAGCTGCCCCGTAAGCGCATTCAATGAGTGTTCTTACGGGGACTGGATGGCTTCCCACTTCAAGACGGTCCCCTTAAATGTCTACCAAGTGGAGACCTAGCGACCCTTATCCATCGCTCGACTTGCCGCCGTTAGCGGCTCCAAATTTAAGTTTTCGTTGTGCGCCGGTTCGGGCATCAAAGCCGGTGAGGACTTCGGCATATTCGCGGCGCTACGAGTGCGCATCTCGAGCTGGATGATTTCCGGCCGCGTCATCGCCAAGACCAAGCCAACCAATCTTATGACCGGCCATTGGGTTGAATCGACGGAATCAGAAGAGAAAGAAGCCGCCTAACCCTAACGCTATCGCGGTCACTCGCGGCGAGGATGACAAAATGAACTGGAATCAGGATTTCACGTATATAGGCGGCACTTTGTATGCAGGTGAGCGCTGGCTAGGCGAATTCTCGTCGCTCGAAGCTGCACGCGAGGGCGTCTCTCTGAAACGAGACGGCGTCGAGCTGATTGACGCTGATGACACGCACTGCATGACCGAGAGCGATGTTGACATGCTCGAGGCGATCGACGCAGACGAGGCCTGATGTGCTCTACGCAGATTTCACCTATCCGCGCCCACGCATCTCTCACACGTTACTGATCCACTGGCACGATCATTTCACCGAATACGTCAATGGCATAGCGGTGCGACAGATTCCGTGGTCGGCTATCCCGTGGTGCTGAAAACTTTTTGCTCGCAAAGAATCAATCGCCAATAGGCGTGATTGACGCGAAAACTGTGCGGGCGCATAGAGAAGATCATGATCGAAATTTGGAAGCTGCGCCGGGCCTATGAGCGCGCCCGCAACGCCGAAGACCGAAAGCTGATGGACCGCATCGCACAGGCGATCAGCTACGCCATCTCTGGCTATCCGGAGTATGCGATGGAGACTTACAAGGAGGTGGCGGCATGAAACGATTTGCATTGATGGTCCTTGCGATAGTCGCCTTAGCCGGATGCACCGATGAACCCGGTGCACGTAAAGCACTCGCGGGTGCTGGCTTCAAAGACGTGAGCATCACCGGATATTCATTCTTCGGCTGCGATAAGCACGACATCTTTTCGACGGGCTTTGAAGCGCGCGGGCCGACTGGCCAGTTCGTTACGGGTGTCGTCTGCTCTGGATGGATGAAGGGCGCGACGATTCGATTTGATTGAATATCGAAACCAGCACGGCTGAAGAGTGCCTGTTCGGGTGGGATGCCCGAAGCCTTGATGGATAGGAGTGGCGAAATTGGTAGACGCAGGCGGCTATGGTTCCGCAAATCGTTGGTAAGCGAGGCGCCAGAACTCTAAACCGTAAAACCAGACATTGCCGGCAGTTCCGGGTTCAACTCCCGGCTCCTATCCATCAGGGCGAAACCCATTCGAACCACTCTCGACGGCCAGCGCCATGCTCGCGACACGGCGCACCGGATCGCAGTGGGGACGGTGAAAAGTAGCTCTGACTAATTCGGAGTACAAATTATGAGACTTGTCGACAAAGATTCGCTCCACGATGACTGGCTGCTTGCTGGATCGGGAGACGAGCCGGAGAAGCCGCTGACCGAGGCCGAGCGCGCAGCTAGCTGGGAGGAGTACGACGAGCTTCGGCGTGAGGCTGATATCGGGTATGTGGAGATGATGCGATGAGCCTTGATGTTTATCTTAATGATGCGGATGGTAACGAAGTCTATTCGGCCAACATCACGCACAACCTGAACAAGATGGCCAATGCCGCAGGGATTTACAAACACCTGTGGCGACCCGAGGAAATCGACATCAAACATGCTCGCGATCTCGTGGTTCCATTGACCGATGGACTGATGGATATGCTGCGGCGCCCAGTCCACTACCAACGATTCAACCCCGAAAACGGATGGGGAAGCTACGACGGCTTCATCCCATGGCTAGTTGAATACATCAAGGCGTGCGCAGCAAATCCGAACGCAACAGTCAGCGTGTGGCGATAGGAGCCATCATGATCCACGACGAACTTACCCGCACCAGCATCTTCGTTGCGTCGGCGGCGGGATTGGTTGCTGCGTTTGCGACGCTGGTTATCAAACAATTGTTGGGAGGATGACATGTTCCGCACGCCGCAACGCAATCAAGACCTGAAAGATTTCCAAACCGCATTAGCCCCCGACGAACGCCTCGCCGCCATCAACGAAAACAAGCGCCTGCAAGCAATTCGCGCGCTGGGGAGTCGGTGGCTGCTGTCTCCAGATTATTCCGGCCATTACCGCCCGGAGTTGATGCCGAAGGAGGTGGCGTGAGAGAGCTGAAATTTACAAGCGGTTCGTGGGAGCGCATTGGTCACCGCCAGATCGGAGTACGCGTTGACGGTCAACTTCAGGTCATCTGCGAGGTCTGGTCTGGAGCCGGGATAGAGCAGGCGGATGCAAATGAGGCGTTGATAGAAAGCGCTCCCGACATGGCCCTCGCTCTTCAAATAGCGCTCGAAAGCATCCCAGCGATCCAGTCGAGCGTTCGGATTGTGATGGAAACGGCGCTGGTGAAGGCGGGGGTTATGAGCGTCGAACCGCGCTTCGCATCGACGTCATGCTCGCAGTGCGGGAAGGATTGCGGGGCGGGGGATAGCGGGGTTAGTCATTGCAGCGATCACATGTGATTAAGGGAAGGAGAAGAACGTGAGCGAAGAAAAGCAACTGACGTTGCCCGAGCGCGCCGCTGTTGCGCTGGGCGCGCCGAAGTACGAACAGGAACTTCGCGATCTGGTCGCCAAGTCGGCGACGATCACGGAAGTCAAGAACAAGGACGGTCGCGAGCAATGCCATGGCGCGATGATGACGCTGAAGAATACTAGGGTCGCCATTGAGAAGGCCGCCAAGGCTGCACGCGAGGATGCGACGGCGTTCTCCAAAGCGGTGATTGCCGAAGAGAAGCGCCTTGTTGCCCTGGCCGAACCGGAGGAAACGCGCCTGCAAGATCTCCGGGACGCTTGGGATGCAGAGGTCGAGCGCGAGAAAGCCGCCAAAGCTGCGGCAGAGAAAGCGCGAGTCGACGGCATCCGAAAGCGCATCGCGGAGATCCAAGCGATTCCGGCCATGCTGGTCGGCAAGCAGTCGGCAACCATTGCGGCGGCGATTGAGGGGCTGGAGGCGGTTGAGATCGCCGAAGAATCGTTCGGCGAGTTTGCAGACGAAGCCAAGGCAGTTCACCTCATGACTGTGTCGAAGCTGAATGATATGCTATCCGCACAGGTTGCACACGAAGCCGAACAAGCTCGGCTCGCGGCAGAACGTGAAGAACTTGCGCGGCTCCGGGTCGAACAGGAAGAACGCGACCGCCAAGCGGCTGCAGCGCGCGCTGAACAGGAAGCCAAAGACCGCGCCGAGCGCGAGCGTATCGAAGCCGAACAACGCGCGGCACGAGAGGCCGAAGAGACCCGTTTGCGAGCCGAACGCGAAGCACACGAGGCTGAATTGCGTCGCCAACGCGAAGCAGCGGAAGCGGAATTGCGCCGACAGCGTGAGGCAGAAGAGGCGCTACTGGCCGAGCAGCGTGCAGAGTTAGCGCGCCAGCAGGCTGTCATTACCGCCGCCCAAGAAGAGCAGGAGCGTAAGGCTCGCGAGGCTGCGGAAGCCGCAGAGCAAGCGGCCCGCGCCGAAGCCGAACGAATCGCCGCCGAACAGGCTGCAATCGCCCAAACGGAAGCGGATCGCATCTTTGCCGAACAACAGCGCATTGCGGCAGAACAAGCGGCTGCTGAGGCTGAGCGGATTCGACGCGAACTGGTCGAGTTCGAAACGACCGGACCTGAGCCCGCAGAACTCCTACAAGTTCTCGCCGACCACTACGACGTATCAATCGAAGTCGCCAAGCACTGGCTTGGGCGGCATGTTTGGATGGAGATTGCTGCGTGAACGAAATCATCGAAATGCCCCAACGTGCTCCGGCAGCGCTAGTCAACGCGGGCCGCATGTCGGCCATGGAGGTTGTGGCCCACGCTGCAGCCGTGCAGGAAGTCATGCGCGCCGTGATGAAGGAAAACGTCCACTACGGGAAGATTCCTGGCACGCCGAAGCCGGCGCTTTACAAGGCTGGCGCCGAAGTACTGTGTATGTCGTTCCGAATTGCTGATGAATACCGGATCGACGATCTGTCCACGCCGGACATGATCCGCTACCGGGTGACGTGCGTTGGCAAACATCAAACGAGCGGAATCGAACTCGGGTCGGGCATGGGCGAGGCATCCACCGGCGAAGAGAAATACAAGTGGCGCGGTGCCGTCTGTGATGAGGAATTCGAGATCACGCCAGCGACGATGCGCCGAGTGAAGTTTGGCAAGAAGCAGGGAGGCGGGTTCTATAAGGCCAATCAGGTGCGCACGGAACCATCCGATCTCGCAAACACGGTCCTGAAAATGGCCTGCAAGCGAGCCAAGATGGCGATGGTTCTCAATGTCACGGCTGCGTCGGACATCTTTTCTCAGGATCTGGAAGAGTTGGACGAAACGCTTCGCGACCACCTGGCGGGGCAGGAGGGTGCGGGTGAGCCGGTGCTTAGCGCCCTTGCACAGAAACTGGTCGAGGAAGTCAAAGCCGTCAAGACGCGCGAAGAGTTTGACGCACTCTGGAAACGTGGCGTCAAGGAAATCAACGCCGCGAAAGATGCTGGCGCATCGGATGCCTTCAAGGCCGCGATGGCAGAAAAGAGCAAGTCTCTACCCGCCAAACAAGCTGAGCTGCCACAACATGAGCCTGGCGCCGACGATGACCTCGAAGAGGACTTAAAACAGCAACTCGCGCGAGAGCAAGGAGGGGCGCAATGAGCGTTCAGATTATCGAGTGCCCGCAGGGCGGCGAAGAGTGGTTTCGAGCTAGAGCCGGCTGCATAACGGCCAGCATGTTTTCGACGGTGCGAGAAAGGGTCAACTGCCTGGACGAGCGCCAACAGAAATATGTTGATGCGGTTATCAGTGGCATGACGGAGAAGCAAGCAGCAGAGTTCGCCGGCTACAAGACGATGCCCAGTTCGGAGGGCGTCAAGCGCGCACTCAAGGGCGAGAAGGTGGGTGATTGGTCTGACGTTGCGAAGGACTACGCTTTCCGACTGGCCGTCGAGCGCATCAGCGGTGCGCCGTTGGATGAAGGCTTCGAAACATGGCAAATGCGCCGCGGACGAGATCTCGAGCCCGAAGCGAGGATGGAGCACGAAGCGCTCACCGGACTATTCGTCAAACGCGCAGGATTCGTTCGAACCGAGGACGGCCGCTTCGGCTGCAGTGCGGACGGGTTGATTGATCCCGATGGCGGCAGCGAATACAAGTGTTTCCTTGCGCCCGACAAACTCCGCGCGATCGTGCTTGAGCATGACGTTACCGAAGTGCAAGAGCAGGCTATGGGAGGAATGTGGCTATGTGGGCGGAATTGGTGGCACGTAGGCCTCTACTGTCCCGCGCTCGCATCTGTCGGCAAGCAATTCACCATGGTCGAAGTCAAACGCGACGATTCGTTTATCGAAGCGATGGAGAAAGATCTGTGGGAGTTTGCCGTCTTTGTAGATCACTACGAGCACGCGCTTCGCAAGCAAGCCGCCTAACCTCACGCGCCCACCCCAGCCACGATGAAGCCTAACGGCGATGATCTCGGTAAGTGCTGGCGGTGATGCGCCTTTTCGCTCTTTTCAAATCAACAAGGAGAAATCATGCAACAGATCCAGCTTCTCCCGCTCGCTGAAGGCGAAAAGTTCGCTGTCGAACTAAACCCGTACGAGAAGGGCTACCCAGAGATTGTTCACGTCAAGAAAGACGGCAGTTTCAAATTCGATCTTGGGCTCCCCACGGTCGCCGAAGCGTTGAATCGGTATGCGCGAATCACTTCGGTGGCGCTCGCCGAAGGCGAGGTCTACCTCGGCGGCTTCGTCGACGCGAATGGCGACGTCACGCACACCATCCTGCTGCCCGGCGATCACGACCGCGCGTCGTGGCAAGAGCAGATGGACTGGGCGAAGTCGATCGGCGGCGACCTGCCGACGCGTGCTGAGCTCGTGATCGCGTACGAGAAGTGCCGCGATCAGTTCGAGCCGGCCGCGTACTGGTCGAACACGCCTGACGACGACCCCGAATACGCCGGCTGGGCGTGGTACCAGGACTTCGGCGACGGCCACCAGGGCTACTACCACCAGTACGGCGAGTTGCGCGCCCGCGCCGTCCGCAGATTGTCGATTTAACCCTTCACCCATTCACAACGGAGCATCGCAATGACGATCACGCTTGAACAGATCGACGCCGAACAGGCACGCATCAAGGCGGATCAAGAGCGCATCGACGCAATGATCGAGGCGTTCAGGACGCAGGCGCACGCCACGGAATATCGCATCGACGCAGCAACGATCCCGCTCGCCGCCGGCGAGCGATTCGCTGGCCCGATCCTGAACGACGACGGATCTCTGAGCCACTACCTGATCCTGCTGCCCGGCGATGCGGACGACATCAACTGGAGCGACGCGAAGGCATGGGCCGCCGAACGCGGTGGCGAGCTTCCGACGCGCCGCGAGCAGTCGCTTCTCTTCGCGAACCTGAAGGGCGAGTTTCAGGAACGGGCCTACTGGTCGGCCGAACAGCACTCGGAAAACTCCGGCTGGGCGTGGTGCCAGTACTTCTACTACGGCGGCCAGGACGACATCCACCAGGACAGCGAGTTGCGCGCCCGCGCCGTCCGCAGATTTATCCCTTCGGTAATTTGATCATTTAAACCATCGTGGCCCTGCACACCCAACTGCCGATATATCGAGCCGCAGAAGATCTGCTGGATGTCGTGACCGATGTGGTCACAAACATGCAGCGGAACTTCAAACGCTCGGTCGGCGAGAAAATCAACTTCGAGTGCATCGAGATCATCGTGCTCGTGTACCGCGCCAATGTCGCCGGAGACAAGTCGCCGCATTTGACGGAACTCATCGAGCGCCTTCAGGTGATCAATCTCCTACTTCGGCTCGGCCTCAACAAGCGCAAGGTCGACAGCGGCGCATATGCTCGCGCCATCGAGTTGACGACGAGCATCGGCAAGCAGGCCACTGCATGGAGGAAGTCCGCAACCAATCGCCCGCTCCATGGAGGTCAAGGCTTCCATGGCTGAGCGATCTATCAATCTGGTCGTGCCGCTGGCTCACAAGGCCACCGCCATGCGCAATGAGGAAACCGACCGCCGGCGCGCGGAAAGGTCCAGCGCAGTTTCCCAGCTGAGCAATCGGCCGGGCGACGTAGATAGCACGATACTTCCGGCTGGGCGTGGTACCAGAACTTCAACAACGGCAACCAGAACAACAACCACCAGAACAACGAGTTGCGCGCCCGCGCCGTCCGCAGATCGAGGGCCATTTTCGTTCGCCGAGTTGGTCGAAGCGTATCTCGACTGCCGGCGAACGAAGCGAAACAGCAATGCGGCGTTGGCGTTCGAGATGCGGCTCGAACGCAACCTGCGCCGCCTTTACGACGAGCTAGCCGACGGCAGCTATACGCCCGGCCGCTCAACGTGCTTCGTCATCGCGCGACCGAAGCCGCGCGAGGTCTGGGCGGCTGCATTTCGCGATCGCATCGTGCATCACCTGCTTTACAACCGGATCGGCCCGCGCTTCGAGCGCAGCTTCATCGTCGATTCATGTGCCTGCATCAAGGACCGTGGCACGCTTTACGCAGCCGAACGTCTCGAATCGAAAGTGCGCTCGATCACGCAGAACTGGTCCAGACGCGCTTTCTACCTGAAGTGCGATCTCGCAAACTTCTTCGTCAGCATCGACAAGCGAATCCTGCTCGAGCTGCTTCTCGCGAAGATTTCCGAGCCGTTCTGGCGATCACTGACCGAAACCGTGCTGATGCACGATCCACGGGCCGACTACGTGTACCACGGCGATCCGACGATGATAAATCTCGTGCCGCCGCATAAACGGCTGCTTGAGCAAGCTCCGCATCTCGGCCTTCCGATCGGAAACCTGTCGAGTCAGTTCTTCGCGAACGTATATCTTGACGTGCTCGACCAGCGTGCGAAGCACGTGCTTGGTGCGCGGCACTACATCCGATACGTCGACGATTTCGTGTTTCTGCACGAGTCGCCGGCTCGCCTGAATGAAATTCTCGCCGACGTCACGGCCTTTCTGCCAGCGCGGCTGGGCGCGCGGATCAATCCGCGCAAGACGATCCTTCAGCCGATCGACCGCGGCATTGATTTCGTCGGCCAGATGATCAAGCCGTGGCGCCGCGAGACGCGGAAGCGCACGCGTAATGAAGCGCTGCGGCGTGTCGCGGAGACATCGCCCGGCGACCTGATGCAAGTCGCGAATTCGTATTTCGGGCTACTCCGGCAGGCGACCGCAAGCCATCAGGACCGCGCCCAGCTCGCGAATCTCCTGCGCTCGCTCGGCAAAGCTGTCGATCGCGAACTCACGAAAACCTTTCCTCGGCACGCTGCCTTATGCGAGTCGAGCACCCGCCATTGAGACTTTATCTGTAGAGGAAGCGATGACCCTTCGTTTTGGATCGGTGTGTAGTGGTATCGAAGCGGCAAGCTGCGCCTGGCATCCGCTCGGATGGCAGACCGAGTTCGTCAGCGAGATCGAGCCGTTCCCGATCGCCGTTCTCGCGCACCACTACCCGACCGTGCCGAACCTCGGCGACATGACCAGATTCAAGGAATGGCCCGATGCAACTATCGATCTTCTCGTCAGCGGAACTCCCTGCCAAAGCTTCAGCGTCGCCGGGCTCCGAAAGGGACTGGCTGATCCGCGTGGCAACCTCATGCTCACCTATCTTGCCATTGCTGAGCGCTACGCTCCCCGCTGGCTGGTCTGGGAAAACGTCCCCGGTGTTCTGTCATCAAACGGCGGACGGGATTTTGGAACCCTCCTCGGTGGGCTGGCAGAACTCGGGTATGGGTACGCCTACCGCGTTCTTGACGCTCAATTCTTCGGAGTGGCCCAGCGACGCCGCCGTGTGTTCGTTGTCGGACATCTTGGAGATTGGCGACATGCCGCAGCGGTACTTTTTGAGCGCGAAAGCCTGCTCGGGCATCCTGCGCCGAGCCGCGCGCCGGGGCAAAGTGTTGCCCCAACCGTTAGCGCGCGCACTCGCGGCGGTGGCGGATTCGGAACCGACTTCGAATGCAATGGCGGCCTGATCCAGCAAGCATTTGGCGGAAATAACACGTCCGGCGCGATAGATGTCGCCGCGGCCCTTAACGCTAAATCGACGCAGCGGCAGGATTTTGAAACGGAGACGTTGCTGGTTGCACATGCGCTGCGTGCCGAAGGCTTTGACGCAAGCGAAGATGGCTCAGGGCGCGGTACGCCGCTCGTGCCGGTTCCGTTCGACACGACACAGATCACCAGCTCGACGAATCGCAGCCATCCGCGTGCGGGCGATAGTTGCCATCCGCTTGCGGCGAGTGCGCACGCACCGGCAATCGCGTTCGATTGCAAGGCATCGGGGCAAAACGGATTCGGCGTCGGCGACATCGCCTCGACGATGCGCAGCATGGGGCATGCCGATTCTCACTCGAACGGCGGCGGTCATCTGGCAGTCGCGTTCCAGTGCCAGGGCAGCAATGTCGGAGAAATGGGAACGCTCCGCAAAGGGAACGGCCATGTCGGCGGCGGCGTTCCCTTCATGATGGCCCGGTCTGCCGTGCGCCGCCTCACCCCGCGCGAATGTGAACGCCTCCAAGGCTTCCCCGATGACTACACCCTGATCAACGTGCGCGGCAAGCCGGCCGCTGATGGCCCGCGCTACAAGGCGCTCGGCAACAGCATGGCCGTGCCGGTGATGCGCTGGATCGGGTCACGCATCGAGCTAGTTGAATCACTGACCACCTAAGGACACCCCCATGAACGACCAACCGATTCTCCAGCAGATCCCCGTCGTGCGCGACGAGAACGGCTATTTCATCCACCCCGACCTGCTCCATTTCTGGACGGTCACGATGAACGGGGCCGAGCACTGCACGAAGGAACAATGGGCCACGCTCGAATCGAAGGCTGGCATCAAGACGAAGATATACCACCTCGAGGGCGAGAACATCGATCACCCGGCATACGTCTCGTATTTCGACAACGGGAACCTCGACATCACCGAGTGGGACGTGTCGCCGGAGCCCGGCTGGTGGCTGCTCGAAGTTGGCGACAGCGAAGACGGCCCGTATGCGGTGTACGCAACCCACGCGTGAGGCGAACCATGAACGACCAACAACAGAGCCGCGCTGATGCGATGACCGAAACGCCGAAGGAAGCGATGGACCGCCTGCACCGCAAGTTCTCTGCGATGAGCCCGTTCGACCAGCGGATGTGGCTGATGCGACACGCACCATTGCCCTCTTCGCAGCCAGCAGAAGCGCCGGCCGACGAGCGGGCGCCGCAAGACGATAGCTGGATTGATACCGAGGCTAAACGTCAGTTTGCACATCTGCGGGACCATGATGTTTGGAAAAACGACGGCGACTTCATCGAAGCATTGGTCACCTGCCTCGGCAGCTGGGGGCTGGACATGATGACCGACGACAACACACATGACCTGTACGATTTGTGGCTTGCAGCCCGCGCGGCAGCATCGCCCGCTGCGGACCAGCCGTTCCACAAACTGCTCGCGGCGTTGATCGACATCTACGACGATGAACGGAACAACGCGCCGGAGGATCGCTGCTATGTCGAAGGCGCGTGGACGGAAGTGATCAATGAAGCGCGCACCGCGCTCGGCGCCGCCCAGCAACCCGCGCAGGCCGACGCACCGGCCACTATCCCCGACGAATGCGCGGCCAGCGGCGCATCGTGCAGCTACGCACCGGAAGGCCGTCACGGCGAAATGCAGTGCCGGTACTGCGGGAAAGCGCCGGCCGACGCACTGGATGAAGAACAACGTGATGCGCTCAACGAAGCGATTTGCTTGGCAAATGATGGCGGGCTGCCCGGGACTGCCGACCAACTGCGGTCGATTCTCGCTCTGCATGAGCAGGCCGACGCACCGGCCGAGGCGCGCGAGCCGGTCTGCAAACTCTGTAGCTCGACCGGCCCGGATTTGCCGTGCGCTTATCCCACCGAAATCAATCGTCAGCAAGCAAGGCGGATTGCTGAACTGGAATCTCGCTTGAGCGTCAATCCGCACCCAGACGATGTCGCAGTTGACGTATTCGCGACCGTCATGAAGGACAAGCTCGCCAAAGCAAGGCTCAAGGGCCGTGGCGGCTGGCAGACGTGCAGCCCTGAGAATCTGTCGTGGATGCTGCGCGAGCACGTCGAGAAAGGCGACCCGCGCGACGTTGCGAATTTCTGCATGATGCTGTGGCACCAAGGATCGCCTATCACCAGCAGTCCGGGCGTTAGCACGGCAACGCAACTCGACAAGTTCATCATCGAATACGGCCACATTCTCGCGCAAGCATTAAGCCTCACTTACTACGACGTTGCTGATCGCGACGCGCAAATCAAACGTCTTCTCAATGGAGAGACTGATGCTTGAATGGTTCGAGAAACTTTCGCCTGACATGGAATTCATCGTCTGGTTATATACGTTCCCGATCGTCTGGTTTGGCGGCCGCATGATCGGCATTGCACTGTACAACTTTATCAATGGGAAGTGATCGTGAACGATCTTAGTGACGCTCAACTCGGCGCTATCCGATGGGCGCTGTCCAATGTCGAGAGAATCGCCTATCAATCAGGCTCCGTGCTCGACAGCCATGCAAAGGCGCTTCGCTCGCTTCTCGCTGAGGCGCGGCGTCCGACCGAAGCGCCGACCCTCAAGAATCCGATGGTGCAGTTTCCTACGGAAGAGGATATACGGGAGCGGGAGGAAGCGCAGGCGAAACGCCCCGATGCTGATGGGTGGCTCCAGAGCGGTGGCCTGCTCTACCGCTTAACCGACGAACGACGCCCGCAAAATCGCGACGAGATCAATGTGACGATGGCGAACGGCTCACGTGATGATGCACCCCGTGCCGCTCGCGCGAGCGTGATTCTGGCTATGCTTACGGGCGCGCGGCAGCCGAGCGGCGAGGTGACGGACGAACCCGCGCCGAGCCTCACGAATCCGCTCACACCATATGGGATGCTCGTGCGCGCGCTCCGGATCGTCGCGCAAACCTCGCTGTACGACATGGGGCAAGCGATGCTGCTGTCACCCGCGAAGCTGTCCGCGATGGAGTTCGGTCGCGAGCCGGTGACGCCAGAAATCGTGCGCGAGGTCGGTACGTACTTCGAAAGCCTCGGCATCCACAACATGCGGCCGGCGCTCCAGTTCGCCGCCGATGGTGCCAGGGCTGATACGCCGCCGTTCGAGGATAGTGACGAGCGCGACGAGTTCATTCGCGCGTGCCACGACTTCGATGACGATGGCGAAACATGCGTCGATTACGGGCTGCTGATGAAGTGGGCCGGTGCCGGACTGCTTGACTGCGACCATTTCACCATCACAAAGAAAGGCCGAGCTGTCATCGACGCCGCCAGCTCCCAAGGAGACTCCCATGAGTGAGCCGACTCTGTCGCGCGAGGAACTTGAACATGCTGCACGAGGCATTCTCATGGCGGTGCTTAACGCTCCCCATGAGATTGAATGCAACTCGGTGAAAGTTCACTTCGATGCCGATAAAGAAGGGCACAACGCGCTCAACCAAATGCATCGGCGGATTGAAGCAGAGCTGGCGGCATTGCTTGAGAAGCTGCGCGGGGAGCCGGCTGCATGGATGGTGCTCGCCGCGAACACGCGGAAGCCGTGCGAAGTGACGCTTCACAAGAGCGAGACCGAAGTGCTGAGGCAAGACTTCGTGATCCCCCTCTACACCCTCAAGGGCCAATCATGAAGATCGCCGATCAACGCTTTTGGAATCTCGCGATTCTTCTTGCAATCGCCGTTTGCGTCGCTCTCGATGCGCTTGGAGTCAAACTGTGAAGATCACCGATGACATGCTGACGGAGTGGTTTCCGGGCGATGTGAAGCCGGTTCGATCCGGCGTCTATGCGAGGGAGGTCTTCTATATTGAAGGACCGTTCTCGTATTATGACGCCGAACGTGACAGATGGTACGGATCATGTGATACGCCAGAACAAGCCAAATGGATGCATGAACAGGGCATGTCTTTCAGCAACAGGCGGCCAAAATGGAAAGGCCTGAAGGAGAAGCACCATGGATGAGCGCGAAATAAAAGCGGCACGCAACAAAGCAACCGCGTATGCCCGCGAGCATGCTCAGGAATTGGCCGTCGAACTGCTCGAATGGAGCGATACAGCGCTATTGCGGAACGGCAGGGTCCGGGAGCTTGCACAGATTCTTAAAACGCTCGACGCCCACCACTCGCTGACGCTTGCCCGTTCTTTCGCCGAGCGCGCAGCCTTGGAGCAAGCCGCTCGCCGCACCACTCCCGACAGGGACGCAATCATCGAGGAATGCGCTGCGTTGGCCGACACAATGGCAGGACGCGGTTACCCATCGAATGTGATCGGAAGGGATATCCGCGCACTGAAGACCACTCCGACCGCCGCATCAAGGGAGGAAGGAAATGGCTGAGATCGACGTGAAGAAGTTGCGGGAGTTTGCAAATCGCGCGGTTGAAGGGCGTGGTTCGTGGAGTTTCGGGCCTAAGGAATTACTCGCCCTTTGCGACCGCCTAGAAGCGGCAGAGCGCGAGCGAGACGAACTGATGCACGACAATGCGCAACTTCAAAGTGCCGCTTCGGCAGAAGCAACATTGGCTGACGAATGGCGCAGCAAAGCAGAAGCAGCGGAGAAAGATGCCGCACGATACCGGTTCTTGCGCAACGAAGCGGACTGGCAACAAGGGCTATACGTCGGTCCGGAAATGATCTACCAGCTTGCGAAGGGCGACGCGCTCGATGCGGTGTGCGATTCGGCCTTCGCGCAACGACAGGGAGAAGGATCGTGAGCGAACTGAAAGTTGGACAAATCTGGCGCGAGGTCGATGCTCGATTCAACCGACACGTCGAGGTGTTAGAAATTCACCATGGCGAGATCAAGTCAGTGCTGATTTGCAACATCGACCCGATAACCAAGCAACGCGGCCGGAAGACGTGGGCGAGCAAACAACGCTTCAACGGGAAGCGCGGCGGATACGAATTGCGCACCCATGCTAGTGAGGGAGAACAGAAATGACAGAACGCGCTCGCACTATCAGCCTATGCATGAACATTGACGGATTCATCCGGAACGCCCGCTATCCGGGAGGATACAAAGGCCTGTTCGTCGAGGACGGAAAAACGTTGACACCAGTCGAAGCCAGAACATTTTTAGCGCTCGAAAAGGCCAAAGGCCGCGTCGTGATCCCGTGCTCATCAGAGTGTGGAAACCCCTGCAAGCATACTGAAAACGGATGCACGGGATTTGACTACAGCGGCGCAGGATGTCCCGGAAGGTTTAGCGGAATCTGAATGCACGCAGCACTGCGACGAGTATTGGCGGTTTCGCGGAAGGAGTGGGGAATGGATTCGACGGAAGGTCGCTGCAGCCACGGCAAAACGTGGCATGAACACTGCCCGGCATGCGCGCTCATTAGCGCACGAGAGACGGTGCGGCACTGGGGTATGGAAGTCGATGATGCGCGCAAGGTGATCGCCGAGGCAGAGACTGGGGTGCCGGACAGTGAAGGAGGGAAGGCATGAGCACCATCTACGTGATTTTCTGCCAGTCCTACAACGACCCCGTTTGGGGAGAGCAAGTGGTCGACTGGATTCACACTGGACTGGTGAGGGTCTACAGGAACCGATTGCGCCGGGCGGTGTTTGAGTACGTCGGTTGCCCGAACGCGAAATTCGATCTTGATGCGGTTCGCCGGCATTATCCAATCTGCAAATTTGCCGATATCGGCCAGGATCGGCCCAGCGTGACGTATCGGGAAAAGATTCCCTTTACGGATCGGCGGCATACATAACCGATACAATTGAACGAATTCTCCGCGTCAAGCGGGAACATTGGGGTGTCTATCAGACGCCCTTTTTGTTGGGAGAAAATCAATGAATGACGAACCGATTGTGTACCGTGTCAGCATCGCAATGCAGAAACTGGGCCTGTCGAAAGCGACGATCTACAGGATGGCCGCTCGCGGCGACCTGAAGTTGGTCAAGATCGGGCGCAGGGCCAGCGGCATCACGGCCGAAAGCATCCGAGCCCTGATTGAACGCGGGGCTAGCTAACTTTCTCGCATGACTCGATGAACGCCGCCCATAGTTCAAGAGCTTGGCGGCGCTCCGGTATTTCTTCGCGGACATCATAGATTGCCTCCATACCGCGGAGTTTGTGATTCAGGGCAATCTCAGATATTTCGCGCGATATGCCCATGTTCCGCATGTGGCCCTTCGCCGTGCTGCGCGTATCGTGTGGCGTGAAATATCGAACTGGCATCCCCTTGAGATTGATGGCACGAGCAATAGATCGCCAAAGCGTTGTGTTGCCGATGTGAATGTCGCCAAACTTTCGGATGCGCGGTTTGTGTCGCGAAGGGAGCAGCCATTCGGAGTGGGTGGCCGCCGCGAGCAGTTCGCTCATCCACCTCACGACGGTAGGCGTCAGTGGGACGAGAAACCCAGCCCGAGTCTTCACGTTCTCGTCTGGCACCCACCAGGTACCGCGCTGCAAGTCGATGTGTTCCCGGCGCGCCTTTACGAGCTCGATGGAGCGCACGCAGGTAGCCAACAGGATTCGAAAGGCGAGGGCGTTGTGCCGCCCCATTTCTTCATCGGCGTGGCTCAGGACGGTCTTGATCTCATCCTCGGTGAGCATGATGCGCTTTTTGATCGGCGGTCGAGCACCCATGAGAGACTCGAGCTTGATCCCGGCGCACGGATTGGCGGCGATCATGCGCTTGCCGCAAGCGTGATCAAACAGACGAGATGTTGACGTGAGGATGCGCTGAGAGATCGTCCACGAGCGCTTGCTTTGCTCGAGCATATGCACGATGTCCGTCGCGGCAACGTTCCGGACCTGCATGGCTCCGATGCGTCGCTTGATGACTTTCTGCAGGTCCGAATTCCGGCGATAGATGGTTCCTTCGGCCAGCAGGGGCGCGACAAGCTTTTTGTCGGCATAATCGTTGATCAGGTCACCGACCGTCCATGCGGCAACAGACCGAGCTTTGTCGGCCTGCTTTTGGGCCGCAGGGTCTTCGCCCTTGTCGATCGCTACGCGATGCGCCCGCGCCAGCTTTCGAGCGCCGGCAAGCGTCAGGTCGGGATAGTTCCCAAGCGTCAATTCCTTCCGGCGGCCGGCCCCCATCCGAAAGCGGAGAACCCACGAAGCTGTCCCTGCTTTTGATAGAGTAAAGGTCAGACCATCTCCATCGGATTTCGCGATAGGCTCGCCCTTGGCAATCCAGTTGCGGATCTGGATATCGTCAAGCATGTGGGTCTGCTTTGGCAT